CCACTTGTACCTGAAGTTCCATTAATACCGCTTGTACCTGACGTTCCTGTAGTTCCTGATGTTCCGCTTGTACCTGAAGTTCCTGTAGTACCACTTGTACCTGAAGTACCTGAAGTACCTGAAGTACCTGAAGTACCACTCGTTCCTGATGTGCCAGGAGCTCCTAAGAAGAAACAAATCTTAAAACTAGTTCCTATTGTAGGTATAGCTGATAACGTACCAATACCTGAAATAATCACACCTATACTATAATAACTTCCTGAATCAACTTTTGATGTTATTGTATATATCCAAGTACCATATGTTGGGTGAGAAATAGAAATTGCACTTCCGATAGATAATGACGCGAATGTTACTTGAAAATCAATCGAATTATTATCTAATTCATTAATATATAAAGCGTCTGTCGCCCCTATAGTACCTCCAATAGAACCTGACCCAATATTAAAATTACCTGAAGATGGATTAATAACTACGTCCCAATCCCAATCTCCACAAAAATTTGGAGTTGCACCATCTGTTCCACTTGTCCCTGACGTACCACTAGTTCCACTTGTTCCCGAAGTACCTGTTGTTCCCGAAGTTCCTGATGTTCCACTAGTTCCTGAAGTTCCGTTGATACCTGATGTACCGCTAGTTCCCGAAGTACCTGATGTACCACTTGCACCATCAACACCAGAAGTACCACTTGTTCCTGTAGTTCCTGAAGTTCCGCTTGTTCCTGTAGTTCCTGAAGTTCCGCTTGTTCCTGATGTACCTGAAGTTCCTGAAGTACCACTCGTTCCTGTAGTTCCGCTTGTTCCTGAAGTACCGCTCGTTCCTGTCGTTCCACTTGTACCTGAAGTACCATCTGTACCTGAAGTTCCACTTGTCCCTGAAGTTCCTGATGTACCGCTTGTTCCTGATGTACCGCTTGTACCTGTAGTACCGCTTGTCCCTGATGTACCACTTGTACCTGAAGTTCCTGAAGTTCCACTAGCTCCATCAACACCTGAAGTGCCGCTAGTACCTGTTGTTCCGCTACTACCTGAAGTACCGCTTGTCCCTGATGTACCTGAAGTACCATCATTACCACTAGTACCTGATGTTCCTGACGTACCATCAGTTCCACTTGTTCCACTTGTTCCACTTGTGCCTGTAGTTCCTGATGTTCCTGATGTTCCTGAAGTTCCTGATGTTCCTGAAGTGCCTGATGTTCCACTTGCACCATCAACACCAGAAGTACCACTTGTTCCTGATGTTCCACTAGTACCTGTTGTACCTGAAGTTCCACTTGTTCCCGATGTTCCTGAAGTTCCACTAGTACCTGAAGTACCATCATTACCGCTTGTACCTGAAGTACCACTTGTTCCCGATGTTCCTGTAGTTCCACTTGTTCCTGAAGTTCCTGTAGTACCGCTTGTTCCTGAGGTACCACTTGTTCCACTAGCACCGTCAACTCCTGAAGTACCTGAAGTACCTGTTGTTCCTGAGGTACCATTGATACCTGAAGTTCCGCTAGTACCTGAAGTTCCATCATTACCACTAGTTCCCGATGTTCCTGAAGTACCACTTGTTCCCGATGTTCCTGAAGTACCACTTGTTCCTGATGTTCCTGATGTTCCACTAGTACCTGAGGTTCCATCATTACCACTTGTTCCTGATGTACCTGAAGTTCCACTAGCACCATCAAGTCCTGACGTTCCGCTTGTGCCTGAAGTACCATTTGTCCCTGAAGTACCATCATTACCACTTGTTCCTGATGTTCCGTCATTACCGCTAGTTCCTGATGTTCCGTCATTACCGCTAGTTCCCGATGTTCCGTCTGTTCCTGAAGTTCCACTTGTACCTGATGTTCCTGTTGTACCTGAAGTCCCGCTAGTACCTGAAGTACCATCATTACCACTTGTTCCTGAGGTTCCATTAATACCGCTAGTTCCAGATGTTCCACTTGTACCACTAGTTCCTGATGTTCCTGATGTTCCTGATGTTCCACTTGTACCTGAAGTACCAGATGTTCCTGAAGTTCCTGAAGTTCCGTCATTTCCACTAGTACCTGATGTACCATCATCGCCACTTGTACCTGAAGTACCAGATGTTCCTGAAGTTCCACTTGTACCTGATGTACCTGAAGAACCACTACTTCCTGAAGTTCCACTTGTACCTGATGTACCACTTGTGCCTGATGTACCGTTTGAAGTTATTCCTGTAATTGAAATTGTACCTCCAGTGTTATTATATAAATCAATTTGAGATGTTGCAGAAAAGTATGTACCTCCTGTAATATAAACATCGGTCATACCTGTTACGCTAACAGTATTACCTGAATTATCATATAATTCAATAAAATTATTTATACCCTCAACTCCTCTAAAATAAGTTCCACCTGTAATATAGGTGTCATTTAAATCGGCTATTCTCCATCTAGCGGTCGTATGAGTAGCATTAATACCTTCAATAGTAGACGCGGTCCAAGCATCTAAAAATAAAGCTCCCTGAGGTGTGTCATCGTATGCAACGTAATTAGTTCCAATATCAATGATAGAACCAGCGTTTTCCGCATCATTCCATAAAGTTTCATAATTAGGTATAACATATTGATATGTGGTATCAGTTTCGTGAACATATGCCAACATACCTAATCTTCTTCTACCTGAAGATATACCATCATTATATAAAGTTAATTGATTCGGTAATGTAAATGGTAAATTATAATTAAAATTAATTGGAATACTATTTCCAGAAAATAAAACGGGTCCACCATTTATTAAAATAGTACTTGGTATTGTCCAAACTAAATCGGAAATGTTAAAAACTTCCATATACCCACCAATTGAATCGACACTAAAGTTAGTGCCTTCAACATTGTCCCTATTTACCGAAATAGGACCAAATACTATATTAGTGGATACGGGGTTTTTATAATCAAAGCTCATCATCTTTTATTAAATATCTTAAGGTATCAAACTTCCTCCTCGGAAATATAAATTATTACTTAAATTCTTTATTTTAAAGTCACCAATCGCAAACGTTGAGTACACTCTATAAGTTCCTGCAGGTATTGCAGTTCCTGTATAATTTACAATTAAATTAGAGTAAACGCTATTCATAGTAAAGTAAGTTAAAGAACTTGGGCTATTTGCCTCTCCAATTGTCGCATATTTTTGTCCGTTTGTTGCTCCTGTTGGGACAAACCAAGTGTACCAACAATATTCGTTAGGGTCCATAATAGTATTTGGCACTTCGTGAGTTAAGAAAGTGTAAGCAACTATAGGGTTACCTTGAGAATCGAATCCTCCTGAAGATGTTGGAACTTGTTCACTTCTAATAGAAGGTACTCCTAAATTACCCCATCCACTGTAATTTAAGTAACTATTCATTTGAGTATTAAATGTTGCTTGTACTGTAGAAGGTATATTAATGTTATAACCTCTAAATGAACTTCCTTGTGATAACATCCAAGAATTTACTGAAGTTCTTGCACTAAATGGTTCAATAGTTAAATAAGCGTAGAACGCAGGTGTCAGAGTAGGTGTCGGAGTTATTGTTGGAGTTATTGTCGGAGTTGGGGTTGGCGTAGGTGTAGGAGTTATTGTTGGTGTTATTGTCGGTGTCGGAGTTATTGTCGGAGTTGGAGTAGGACTAGGTGTAGGTGTTGGAGTAGGTATTTGAGTACATTGTATTATTTCAAAATATTCACAATTATTTGCATCTATGATTTTTATCATAATCACAGGTGCAAAATCAAAATAAGTTGGTAATGTAAGATATATTGGGGGTGGAACATTAACTGTTACCGCAGATAAAAACACACAATTTGAACCATAGACATCACATACATACACGTCGTATGGTGATGTTCCTGTAATGCTTGATATTTCAATTATTTGTGACAATATATCCTTGTTTTAGTTATAAATATTTTATATCTCATTTATTGGTTAAACATTATTAACAAGTTAATGATGTTATACTATTAATCTCACCGTTCAGTGGGTCTATAGACCAAGCATCACCATTCAATGTTATTGCCCCCACTCCTAAAACAGGAGATGTTAATCCAAAATCAGAAAAAATTATAACACCAAAACTAGGTGTCGGAGTATAAGAATAATATGTATAAGATGTACCAGGTAAATTTAATTCATTACAAGCATCAACTTGTGTTGCTCCTGTAAAACAAATACCAAAAGTGGTCACAGGATTAGGTGTTGGTGTAGGAGTTGGTGTAGGAGTTGGGCTCGGTAATGGACCACAAACTGTTATACTAGTGTTTGGCGGTAAAGGTGGTTGAATACTAAATACTGTGAAATCAAGTACTTCATAACCACAACTACAACTTGGGTCATATAATTTAGAATCGTAAGTATATGTAATTGTTGATGTTCCTGACACAATAGTAACAATGGTTGTTGTTGGAGCTGGAAGTCCAACACAAGGTGTACTTGTTCCATTTAATTGAATATAAACGTCATCACCAATTATTACAGGATTACCTGATAAATCAGTTAATGTGAATGTTAATGTTGTAGATTCATCTGTATTACCAGGACAAGTTGTCGATGCACTATAAGCAATCGAACTTCCTGTTAATACACATAATGATGTGATTGTAGGAGTCGGAGTGATTGTAGGTGTAGGAGTTGGTGTAGGTGTTTCAGTTATTGTAGGTGTAGGAGTAGGAGTTTCAGTGATAGTTGGAGTTGGCGTAGGTGTTTCAGTTATTGTAGGCGTAGGAGTAGGAGTTTCAGTGATAGTTGGCGTAGGTGTAGGAGTTTCAGTAATAGTTGGCGTAGGTGTAGGTGTAGGAGTTTCAGTAATAGTTGGAGTTGGGATAGGCGTCTCAGTGATAGTCGGTGTAGGGGTTTGGGTTGCAGTTGGAGTTGGTGTAAGTCCAGAAGCACAAGGTCCGTCATATGTCATAGTAATGGCAACTCCAAATTCGGAGTAAGGTGTTGTGTAAGAACAAACATAAATTGTTGCACCTGCGCCAATTGTAAGTGACATAAATCCATACGTACAATCAGTAAAGTATATTGTAACAGGATTAGGTTGTACGTCATTACTTATAGTGAATCCTGAACAAGGTGGTATTATATTACAACAATCACCTTCTATTGTCATAGTATCATAGTCACCCGTAGGTACTATGGTCGAACATATGAATATTTCACTAAGATTATTATTACCATTACCGTAATTATAAGGTCTAACTAATTGTGGGTTACCGTCACAATCTACTATATCTACGGCAGGTCCTGAACCTGGTCCTATTGGTCCGACTAAATGGTATCTAATACAAGGACAAGGTGTTTCTGTTGGTGTTATTGTAGGTGTAAGACTTATGGTAGGTGTGATTGTTGGTGTTATTGTAGGTGTAAGACTTATGGTAGGTGTGATTGTTGGTGTAATTGTTGGCGTTGGCGTGATTGTTGGTGTTATTGTTGGTGTAGGAGTAATTGTTGCGGTAATTGTTGGTGTAGGAGTAATTGTTGCGGTAATTGTTGGAGTCGGTGTTGGTAAATCATAATAGATGTATAGTTCTGTCTGACAAGGTGGTTCAGAAGTAACCAAAACATATGTTGAGGTTGTGTCTCCTGTTACAGTATAACCCGCAATTAATTGAGCCGATGTTACGTTTGACGCAACAACACCTAAAACCTCATCAGTTATTGTGAAGGGTCCTGCGTTTATTCCGATATTACTTACCGTTACTATTACCGTTTGTTGAGCCATTTATTTAATTCATTTATTTTTTTTTATTTAATTATTAAGGACAATCACCTATAAGACTACTATAGTCAACTCCATCAGAAGGTGCTGGTATATACCCATCTTGCCAAACCGCACCTATTGTGAAAGGATTTACAGTTTGTATACAGATACATTCACCAACAGGTATTGTTGGAGTTGTTTGATAGATTCCATTACAATCGTAGTAATTGAATAGGATTGAATTTCTAGCCCCTACATTAACACATAAATGAACATCAGTACATATTGGACTTGGTGTTGGTGATGGTATAATCGTACAACAATCAAAAGTATTTATTGGTTGGTCTATAGTTAAAGTAAACAATCCACCTGAAATATAATATTCTTCAGGGAACACAGGTGTATTGTCAACACAGATATCATTAGGATAAGTACCTGCAGTAGTATATGAGTTAACTTGGGAATTTCCATCACAATCTTGATATGATACAAAGACTTCATTAGTATCTGAATTATCAATATCTGTTTGACTGATGGTTACATTATAATAATAACAATCACAAGGTGATGGACTTGGAGTAGGTGTTGGTGTTTCTGTTATTGTAGGCGTAATTGTCGGAGTAGGTGTAATAGTAGGTGTTGGTACTATAGTCGCACTAGGAGTAATTGTTGGTGTTGGGGTTATTGTTGGTGTTGGTGTAATTGTAGGAGTAATTGTTGGTGTTGGAGTGATAGTAGGTGTTGGTGTAATTGTAGGAGTAATTGTTGGTGTAGGAGTAATTGTCGGAGTTGGTGTTGGTTGAATTATTGTCAGAGTACCTCCACTTAATTCACAATCATTAACACAACATATGTCATAATTTATTTTAACATTAATTGTAACATTTTTCTCGGCTAAAGCTTTTTCACAATCAGAATTTATTTGAATACTATTATTTTCAATACTAATAATTACAGAACCTATTCCTGGCACCTCATTTAATAAATTCTTAATAGCATCAACATATTGTTCGTTAGTTGGGACATCTAATAATGAAGTTGTGTAATAAAACGTTTCACTAAACGCAGAGGTACCAACATTAACTTCTAAAATAAATTGAGCCGCATTTAATTCACAATCCACATTATCAACAATTAAATCTTGGTATCCTTGATTTAACATTTGTAATAACCCTGTTTGACTACCAGGAGTTTGAGTAAAATATCCTTCACATATGTTAAAAGTTTGATAAGTACTATAATTAGTATTACAAGATATTGTTGAGCTTAATGTTTTAGTACAATTATAACTGTCGGTGACAGTTAATGTATAAGTTCCAGCAGTTAAACCTGTAACATATATACCCGTTTGTCCCCCTACATTACTTGACCAATTAAATGTATACGGAGGATTTCCTGAAGTTATTAGAGCGGTTAGTGAACCTTCACTACCACTACCACAACCTTGGTTATAGAATGAGAAATCAACGTTATTACTTGAGCCTACATAAAACTGACTTGTTTGGACACAATTATTACTATCCGTTACCGTAGCAGTATAAAACCCTGGAGCTAAATTATTAATTGTAACCGCAGTTAATGTAGTACTTGTGATTAAATGACCTGGTATTTCATAAGTATAAATTCCTGGTGTGTCAACACTAATTTGAACACTACCATTATTATTACCACAAGTAGTTCCTGTTGAAGATGTGCTAACAGTGTAACTATTCTGATTAATTAAATAAAGCTCTTGTTCATACACACAATTACTTGGATTTGTTACAAATACGGTATAGGTCCCTGAATTTAAATTACTAAAAGTAACACTACTCGATGTTGTGGCACTCACTGTAGTATTACCTAAATCGTCTACTAAAGTGTAAGTATATGGAGTAGCACCTCCATTGACCGTAACAGTAATAGAACCATTACTACTAGAACAAGTTGAGTTTTGAGTGGTCAAACCAACAACTTGGAATGAATTAGGAGTGTTTAAAGTCGTATTTCCACTTGTGTAACATAAACCAGCGTCATACACTCCAACCGAGTAAACTCCAGCAGATAATCCTGTAAAATTTAGTGAGGTTGAGTAGGTTATTTGATTAACACCATTAGAAAATTGGTATTGGTATGGTGGAGTACCTCCTGATATAGTAACTAAAACTTCCCCGTTTGATTGAAAACAACCAGGAGAAGTGTTAATCATACTTACAATACCTACAGTAGGGACATTAGTTACCGTAATAGTTTTGGTAACTGAGCATCCTCCCGAATTTGTAACAGTAACTGAATATGTTCCAGCCGTTAATCCTGTAATACTCGGTGTTACTTCACCAGTACTCCAAGAATAAGTATATGGGGGGTTACCTGTTTGGCCTGTAACATAAATCTTACCTGTTGGTATTAAACTACAAGGAGAATTGTTAATTACATAATACCCAAAATCAAAATTACCTGAGTCTTGTACTATACAATTTTCTGTCTTAGCAGTACATCCTCCATAATCTTCAACAGTACAATAATATGTACCAGCACTTAATGGAATAAAAGTCGCAAATCCAAAGTTAGTATTTGCAGAAGTTACTAAAATATCATTATCATCATATAGATAATAATTTACAGGCTGATATGGTGTAGTGGCGGTAATAGTTATAGAACCATTATCTAAATCACAAGTAGTATTAACTATAGAATCAATACTCGCACAAACACCTGAAGAAACTATTAAATTACCGTTAAGAGTTAGTGGACTTGGTGTTGAGGAGTCGGTTATTAAAATTTGATAAACTCCAGAATTTAATCCTGTTCTAATTGAGTTAGTGGTAACAGGAGTGTCAGTACCTAAATTTGGTATTAACCAATCAACGGTATATGGTGGCACACCACCATTAGGGTAAACGTCTAATACTCCTAAACCACTGTTTGTACAATCACCTGAAACTATTAAATTATAACTTAATGACATTAACTACAACTAATTGAAAAATCCAATCCTACATTTAATTGGAAAAGTTTATTTTGATTATTGGCTTCACAACCTAAATTAGAAACATATAAAGTATCTCCGTCAAAATAATAGTTAAAACCATCATTAACTAAATTGTCTAAATAAGTTTCTAAAGAAGTTTTCCAATATGTATTGGATGGCACATCTAAAAGTCCATATCCTGTATATATTTTTTCTTGTATTAAACTAACACCATCTAACGTTAAATTTATATACCAATCAGTCAATAAACTATTTGTTATACAATTAGAAATATTAATTGATTGTGAGTTTAAATAACTTACCAATGTTTGATATAAAACGTCACTAAAAGATGTTGCGGTTGACACTCCATTTAACCAAGGATAAATAGGACAACTAATTGTTTCATCAATACAATTATTAGGGAAAAGATTACCAAATATGATACAAGGTTCACAAGGTATTGGTATAATTTGACAACCTCTTTGTAATCTATATACAAATTTTTGTCTATGGAAAATTGAATTTTCAAATTTAGTACCTCCATTCCAAATAGTAGTTGCGGGAATCATTTGTTCAACCAATCTAATCCATTGGTCACCCATACCATTAACATAGTCAATCATACTTTGATATCTAAAATTATCATTAGGTATGTTTACTGTCTGTTCAGATAACAAATATTTCCAATAAATCGATTGTAATGTTGGATAACCTCCTGTTTTACCATCAGAAGAAAATTGTCTATTTCTAACATTAATCATATTAACCCAAAAAGTTTGAGCAAATTCAAAAAACGTTTTCTTAGTTGGCTGAGGATTAATAAAGGTCCAATCTACCCCTCCAGGTTGTGGGTATGGAGAAGTTAACCCTGTACTAGGTATTGGATAATCGTATTGTCTTGACATAGTCCATACATCGTATAATAAACCTTGAGCAGGGTTCATATATAAATCTATGTTCTTAACGTTTAATACTAATTTTTCATCCGAAACATAATAATAGGCATTGTAATTGGCGCTTCCCGCATTAACTCTTAAACCTTCATCTGTTACTGGCCAACTTTTTTTGTTGTCTAAAATTCTTGTTAGATTGAACCCTTTATTCATATAAGGGAAGTGTCTATATCTATCAAGATATTTTTGACCGTAAGTGAATTTTTCAAACTCTGTTTGGATATCATAATTTTGTCCCGTAAAAGTACTAGTAGTTCTATTAACCACTTGTGGACTTTGGTGATTTTTAACTAATTCAAACCAACCCGCACCTTTTTGGAAGAAATACTCTTCAGTGTCTTCAGGTGCCATAGGAAATCCTTCAGAATCTACAGGGTAATCTGATAAAGTAGCCTCCGCGTCAATTTGAATTAATTCAGTGGTGAACCCAGTGTATGGATTACCTAAAATAGTAAATGTTGTTCCACTTTCGTAAACAGGAATTTCATAAGTGTAAGTACCTCCAGATATTTGAGCGTATTCCGTTTCAAAATCAGACATATTAATTCTTTGTCCTGCAACATAAATGTTCTCATTAAACTCAATTAATGCTTCAGGAGCTCCTACTAATCTTAATAAAAATTCAATAGACCTTCTAGTTCCTTTAGATTTGAATAAATAAGCCGAATTTAATATTAAATTTCTGTAATATTGGTAGTTAAGTTCGGTAGGTGTATTTGCTCTTGAAAATCCAGGGTATTGTTTTTTATTGTCGTCACCAAAAACAGAACCTAAAAAATCGTCTTCAGTTATTGGTGAAACATTTATTCTCCATCCTAAAGTTTCTGCAAGATTTTTTAATAATTGGGAAGGGATGTCATTTTGAATCGTATAATTCACTGAATTCATATACGCTAAAGCGTCTATGAATTTTTTTATCTCATCAAAACTTCTACCGTATATTGATAATATTTTTTGAACTTTTTGGTCTTCAGTATCGAATTCTTTAAACGATTCTGTTGTTAAAAATCTACTAACTAAATTAGTTCTAAAAGAATCAAAAGATTCTGCAACATCACTAATTCTAGCCAAATAAAAGTCAAAAGATTCTGTTCTAATATCTAAATTCCAAATACCGTCTAAAGGCCAAGTAACAGTTGCAAAATCAGTGTAAAATAAACCGTCTTCGGTTTGTTTTGGGACTTGGAATGTTGCAGTATAAACAGGATTAACAAGTCTGTTAAGTAAAAACTTCTCAACTTCGTCAAATGGTTCAATTAAAGCCTTATCTGAATAGTAACTATTTGGTCTAATAACTATATCACCATAATAATCAGTTTGACCTGAGAACGGATTTCCTTCAACAACAAACTGTAAGACACCTGAATATAGACTCTCAGAAGGAGTCATAAATAAAATAGGGTACTCATTATCCCCTAAAAATAACGAATATTTATCGTACTCTTTAGTAAGATTTCTTAGTGGAGAAACTTTAAATTCTTTTAATAATAAATTTCTAGTTGCGTTTACACTAAAATCAACACCAAAAGGATTTCTAATTTCAATAACATCAATGTCAAATGTTGTAGTATCTTCAGTAATATCATAAAAAGAATTCGTTGCGGTATTACCTGTAGTTAAATCATAATTTAACGTATATAATTCAATCGCACCTGGAAAGAAATTAATAATTTTTTCAATTGAGGTTGATATTCTTTTAGATAAAGACCCATATAAACTAAAATTAGTTACTTGACTTAAGTCAAAATTAGGATAAACTCTAAAATCTTTTGCAATAATAGATTTAGATTCTAAAACAGAACTAATATTTAAAGAATCTAAAGATATTGGTTCGGAAAATGAACCAATGTTAAATTCTCTATTAACTTTCTCAACTATAGATGTAGTAAATTCAAAATTACCTTGCGTAAGTCCTCCCCCATCAACTAGTTGAAAACCAACTATGTTGTCGGAAAAAGTACCAGCTCCGCTGGATGGTCTTGGTGGATATCTATAGAATTTATGAGCCATTATTGTACTACGTTTGTAAAGTTTTTACTAAAATCAATATTATCACCTCTATCTTCTCTAACCTCAAATAATAATTTATTAAACTCATCTCTAATTTCAAACAAGTTGTATTGTTTGTAGATGTTGTTACTACTATCGTAAATTGTGTAGATACCATCATCAATAGATTTAGTTTGATTACCATAAAGAGCAATTGCCAATGTTGAGATGTCTTGGTCAACCATTTCAATATCCAATGTGATTGGGTTGAAGAAAGTATTACTCATTATAATATTCTGAGCAGGTTGTCCAATAAATGGTGTTGCGTTTGGTTTGTTTGTGGGTGAAGACGATGGAGATAATGTACAAAACATTAAGTTAGTAACACCTTCAACGTATCTATATCTAATAGCTTTTTGTGATGTATTTGTTAAATTTTGAGTAACAGGTTCACAATAAAAATTAGAAGTAACTACTCTAAAAAAATTAGGTATTTTTGTACCATCATCGTTAAGATATTCAACTCTAAACCCTACTAAACCTTGAGCAACAAATTTATTCCTATATTGATTAGGAACGTTATCCAAATTAATTACAATACCTTTAACGTTAGGTAAGGCTGATAGAACACCACAATCATTAATTTGGGTTCTTATTTGAGCAGGTCTAATATATAGAGTGTAAATCCCTAACTTATTAAATTCTTCTGCAGGTAATTTTAAATTATACAGACCTCCCAATATTTCAATGTCCGCATTACCTCCAGTACTACTGTTATTAAAATACGGTCTTAAAATATTAGAAGCGTCTAATTTTTTAAGTACAAAGTTATCAGTCGCATCTCTTGATGGTGTATAATTTAAAACTATTTCAACATCTTGTGGTGAAACATCTGATGGTCTAATCGTACCGTAAGTTCCTATTGCCATTTTATTTTTTTATATTTATTTAATAAATACCTTATTACTCTTTTTCCGTAGTTTTTTTATTGAATAACTACATTAAAGAATCCGTATCCATAGTTTATTAAGTCACCTAAATTATCAACTTCACCTAATCTTTCAATTCTTTCCAAAGCACTATTTTTACCTCTTTCAATAAAAACATTAGATTGTACTTGCGGAGCATAAACAATATTAAGTAATGATTCGTCTTTTGTAATTGGTTCTTCAACCATCCAATTAGACGTTAACCCTGAAGATTCTAATACATATACCGTAGTTCCATCAGGAAAATCTATATAGTTGACATTATCTATAGTGTAACCTGTATAGTCATTAAAATTTATAATGTCAGTTGTGATTTGACCATAATTAACTCCGTGTTTTTTAATCCAAGTATATGATTGGTATTTATTAACCCCATATTGTTGTAATTCTGTTAATCTTGAGGTAGTGTATCCACTGATGTTAAAAGGTGTTGGTGTAAAGTTAGGATAGTTACTTGTAACTTGTGCTGATACAGTATTTACCGAATCACCTGTAAACAAGAAATCGTATGATATTGGTGTTGCACTCCAACTACCATTAAAAGACGTAAAAGTTGCAGTACCATTAGGGTTAGATATTGTTGTACCTGTAAAAGGAATTATTACACTTTTTTTAATAGTATTTACTCCCCACGGATTAGTTTGTTTTAAGGTAATAATATACTCTGTAGGTGTTGGGGTGGTAAGGTAAGTGTGTGTTACAAAGTTAGGTGAATATGTAGTAATTGATTGAGTATTACCATCTCCCCAATCAACCTCATAATTTGAGAATTGTAAATAAGTTTTAAATAATTGTTCCGAAGTGTTATAAAAATAATAAGTGTACGGAGTTCCTGTGGTTGCAGAAAATACAAAATTCTTAACAACATCGATTTGTTGTATCATACCATCAAAAACTGAGTAATACCCTAAATCAACCGCAGACTCTGTGATTAAAATTGGAATTGTCAAACCTGTTAGTAAAGAACTACCATTAGTACCTCCACTTAATAGATTTTGCATAGGTATATAATAACCTGTAGTTCCTGTTGGGTAGTCAGTGTTTGTTGTATACCCTGTAATTATACAACAAGTGTTTGTGTTACCAGTTAAAACTTGATAATATATTGGAGTACCCGTATAAGGAACCTGAGTAATATCAGATAATATAACTTCAGGGGAAATTTTAATATAATACTTATTTTCTTCCATTATGGATTTATATATTCAAACCAATTTATAGGATTAACCTGTGTACCCACTCTCGTCAATTGGGTGTTAATAGGGTCTGACCACCAAGAAGGATTATTTAAATCATAAACTTTATACGTATAATTTGTATAGTCCAAATCAACTTTATAATAAAAGAATAATTTTTGGTCAAAGTTAAACTTACTAATACCTGATAATGTAGATTGTGGTCTATTCATCATCTTAACAAAAACACCACTTTTAGCATCAAAAAATTTAGCGGTCATATAAAAATTAGTGATGTTTAAAAAATCTCTATTTTTTAACCAATAAATAAAATAACCTTCTTTATCTCCAACATAATCTAGTTTAAAAATTGGTGTTTTTATTTGTTGTACCGTATATCCAACAGTAGTTGCGGTAGTTGCTCCTTGTTGTGTTGGTATAATTATTGTAAAATAATTTGTTTGCTCTTTTTCGTTAGTACTATCGTAAAAATCTAATTTAAAGAAAGATTTTTTAAATTGATTTCTAAAATAAAAAACTTCATCAGGAGTAAATCCTTGAACCGTGTATGATGGTAACCAAATAGTTGTGGCACTTGTGGCGCCAGAAGGGACAAAATTAAAATTATAATTTATATCAGTATAATTGGTTGAATTATCCGTCAAAGGATTTAGTATTTGATAAATAGAATGTGAGAATCTGGCCACCTCAAAATCCTTATCTTCATTAATAACTTCTTTAATTGCGGTTTTTTCAAAATCAACTAATGAATCTCCTCGACCTAAGAAATCCCAAGTCATCTCAACAGGTAAGTTAATTTCTGTCTCACCTTCTTTTGGTAATAATATTCTAAATTTATTCACAGTCATCGATTATTGGGTCAGCAATTGTTAATATATCTTCAGATACATTTCCTTCAGGGAAAACTCTAAAAGTGATATTAGTTGATGGGTAATGAGCCCCGTTTAAAAATGGATAATCGACACCATTTCCTGATTCATCTATAAAACCATAAGTATATATGTCCCTCCAAATTAATTTTGATTTATAATTTGAATAATAAGCATAATCAGGAACTCCAGCAATATCCGCAATCTCACCTTCTTCTAAATAATCTGAATATATTTTCAAAGTTATTGGGTGGTGTGGTTGGTAGTAATATCCGTCAGGATTTAATGTACCTTGTAAATGTATTTTATATAAAAATGGGTTGAACCACAATTTGTGTAAGAACTCAGAAACAACTCTTTCTTTCTGCTCAAATTCATTGTATTCACAATAATCACCGCTGATAGTATCACCACTTTTTAAGTCTTGATTATAGTAAAAAGTAAACGAACCTGGTTTTGTATAAAAATTTAAAGGTATGTTTGATAGGTTATTATTATTAGTTAATCTCCAATAAGTCGTTGGTGTATATCCTAAATTAAATTTATACCCTTCTCTAAGACCTACATTATTAGAAATTTCTTTATTCATCCAACCAAAATAACCTTTGTTTATAATGGTGATAAATAATTTAGTTAAAGGTCTATTTAAATTATCCCTATATTGTCGAATATCAATATCTTTAGAAAAACTTAATAAGTACGATTGGTTATTTTCTTTATAAGTTATTCTAGCAACATTATCGGGAGTTAATGAACTATATTCATATTTCTTTTTAACATTAAAACCATTTAAATCAAAAGCGGCTTTAGTTAATATTGCTTCATCTACGTTAGTTATAATTTTATGTTTTCTAACATAATATTTTGACATAGTTTCAGCAGAGTTTGTAATATCTATTATTCGTTTAAAGTTACCTTCAGAACCATTAATAAATGTGGTACCTGTAAATCCATTATTAAATATGTTAAAAACATACTTATCCGAATTATATCCTCCATTACCAACAGAATACACTTGGAATACTTTATTACCCTCATATCCATTCCATCCTCCTTCCATCTCAATCTCAACCCACTCTCCAACTGTTAATCCGTGTTCAACAGGACTAATAAAAGATATTAATGTTTGACCATTGTAACTATATGGATTTTTTATATAAAATGGAAGACCTTCGCCCGCGTTCCATAAATAAGGATTTGATGTACCTAAATCATATTGTAATAATTTATTATAATCATTTTCATAAGGATAACTCACATATTGTGTCCAATTATACGTTGAGGCACTCACACTCTTAAAATCTACGTGAGGTTGTGTTGACCCTGATGGTACAGTATAACCAGGAACATTATAATCATTTCTAATTAAATCAAACTCAACATATTGTGGATAACCTGACCAACTATTAGTACTAAATGAATCTTCAGAATTTACATAATAAAGACTATTCGCAAATGGTTGGTAAACATTTGCACCAATTGACGTTACTCCACTGTAAGCATTAAATAATAATAAATCTATTTTAGCACTTAGTCTGAATATATCAGACCCTTGTCTTTCTTCGTCAAATACCTCCGCTAAACTAATAACATTACTCCTATCAAATTCATCAAGTTCTTTTTGAGTATTATTTAATGGAATAGGTATCATTGAGTCAACATTGATTGCTGACTTATACCTTTGGGACCCAAGTATTATTCTCGTATCTAATCTATTACTCATTTAACCCTCCTTCTCCCACATATTTAGTGTAAAATCTGTTTATCGCGGTTTGACCTCTACGTAATCCAAAATAAAAATACCACGGAGCCCCACCTAATCCAGGGTTGTTGTTTAATGTAGCATTACTAATTGGTGGCGGTACTTGGTAATTACCTGAACTATCTTTACCAAAAATATATCCTCTCATATTTTCAGATAAGTTTGAAATTGGAACTGAGTTGTCGTAACTTATACCGTAAGGGTAATGTGTTAATCTATCTAATTTTTGATACTTAACATTTTTTAATATGTCAACTTGATTTGTGGCCCAATCATTAGTTTGGGAGCCGAAAATAGTCGCCCCTGCATTTAAAACTTGCCATTTATAATGAGGTACTACTTGTGATTTAATTGGTAAGTAATCAAAAGTATATTGGTTAATAATATTATTAAAACGATTAACTCGTCCAGGTGATACATAATCTCTAGTTTGTAAATCGGACGTTGTTGATGAGAAGAAAATACCCATCATAGTAATGTTAGACCCTGCAACAGGTGATGACGAACCAGCAACAAAATTAGCAGCAATAACAGAAGGGTTAGGGCCACTTGTTGTATAGAAATTACCGTCAAATGGTATTACTCCTAATTGACTATTAATTGCCGCAGATTGTGCAAAATCACCATCAACTCTATTACCACCTCTACTAAACAATCTTCGTATTTGGTCTGAGAAAATATTTTTCCAAAAATTAGTATCAATTAACCTAATAACACTAAAGAAGTTAATCATATCTCCCAAATCTTTATATGTGGTTTCTGTTATACCTGACATATTATACCCATCAAAATCACCACTATATGAAATTTCTTTTAAGAAAGATTCTCTAGGACCTAAATTAGTAATAGTTGTTGGGGTTTTTAAATTAAAATTATTACCTCCACTAACGTTACTATTTTGAGCCCCACAAAAATTTTGACTATTAGAACCCCAAGGTGAACTTCTATAATAGAAATTATTTGTTGAGTTGTGGAACATTATCACATCTCTAGCGTAATTTTGACTAGAAATTTGATTTTGAGAATTATAATAAGTGTCTATTTTAAATGGGACCGCATATAGGTTACCGTTAATCCAATTATTATTAAACACGTTAGATAACACCCCTTGGCATAAGGCGTAGTTAAATCTAAATCTATAGAAAAATTCCGAACATAATTCAAAATCATTAGGGTCACCAGTACTACCTCCTTTAATTAAATCAAATAATGGGTCTTTAACTAACACATAACAACCATTAACAACATCGTCTTGACCTGAAGCACAACCAGGATTAATGTTAAAATTAAGTCCGTTACCCTGATAACATCCTAACAATGTCATATTATCACAATCAAAAGTATCTAAAACTTGTACATAATCGTTATCTTGTTGTATTTGGTCTGCAGTATAATTAGGAGTCCCTAAACTACCCGATAATGTAACAGTATTAACCCCTCCAAGTACATAAACAGTTGTCCCTGAATTTTGTTGTAATAATAGAGTGTTGTTACCATAAGTTGTATTACCTGAATAATCTGATGATGGTAATCTATCAGACCTCATTACTATTCTATTAGCGTTGGTCATATTCATACTTGTGGTACCTGTATTATATATTTTACTATAATAATATCCTCCACCACCAACTGTAGTTATTGGTGTTATATTAGGTGACCACATATAAGATGAACCAACAACAGATTCAAAAGCACTGCCACCAGGTGCTTGGTATGTCGCAGAATTATTTGTTAAAGATAAATTATAAAAATTATTAGTAGTTAAAGTTCTTAAATTTTTGACAACACCTGTATTAGAATTATCTACGTGAGAAACAAAAGATGACGATGGTGTCATTATATTATAACTTAGTGTACTATCTAATTCAGAATAATAACTATGTCTATTAGTGGTATATGCTGAATATGAATTAGGTCCTGTAATATTTGGTGTAAAAATATATGAAGGATAAAATAAGTGAAATCCATTATTTGGAGTCGTATTATCTGCAGAACCATTATGTTTAAACATTAATTCTTGGTTAGAACCCGCAGTAGTGTTTTGAATCGGAATGTTTAATCTATAACTAGCGTCTATCAATACATCTGAAGTCGAATTTGAACCAAATATTTTACCTAAACCTATTTGAGTACTATATTGAGGAGAGTATGGGTCAACACCTCTTTGTAAAATAACCACATAATTTTGAGTTTGGTCTATGTAATCAATATTTTTCAGATTAATACTACAAACAGAAATAATTCCACTAACATCAGTTTTACTTATTAAAGTAGTACTTTCTAAAATACCTGCAAATGTTTTAGAAAAGTTAGAAGAGGAAGTATAACCTGCACTTATATTTCTAAAATCGGAAATAGTCATTCCTGTTAATACTTGGAAGTACTCAACATCACTAGGGTATTCATATAATCTCTCATCAGTATATGTTGAGACAAAAGTATAATTCTTAATTAAGTTAGTGTTGAAATTAAATGGGTCCGCATAATTAATCGATATTGATGATGGATAAGTTGTTGTTCCCGAAGTATTGTTAGTCCCAAGACTGTTAGTTGAACTACCCGTAAGGTTAGGGTCATTTGATTTAGATGGATTAACAAAACTCATCATAGTACCCGCACTAAGAGTTCCTAACGCTCCTGTTGAAATAAAAATCAAGGTGTTATCAAGGTGAGGAGTATTTCCAGCATTTGATGGTTCCCATTCTACTGATATTTGATTAAAACCTTCGTGATATTTGGTCTTTGAGTTAAATAAGTTAATTCTTTCTCCGAAAGGTAAATTATTAGTACTGTAAACATAATCAACTCCTCCAATTGTGTACTGAGTGTTTTTGGGAACAAATTGATTTTCTGTAGCTCCACTAAAACCCGCTAACTGTTCACTTAACCTTGCAACCTCTCCGATATCACCAGGGAAACAAGGTAATGACGCACTTTGTAAATATGTTAATAATTTTGTGGAATATATTTGACCTGTAGTAAAATTTGTTAATACTGAAGATGCTGCTGATGAATCGGATGAAGGTGATGATGATGTTCCTCCTGAGGATTCACCACTATCATTACCATCACAATCACAAGTATCACAATCAGGATATGTCATCATTGGTAATTTTATCGGACCGAATTTGAACTTTTTAATATCATCCCAATAAACGATTATGCCAATTATCAAAATTAAATAAATTGCCAACATAATGAAAAATCCTGCCGCCGCACCGACATCACTAGCCGCAGCGGCAATACCTCCTGCAATACCCGCATTAATGGATTCACTAATCAACATCCAAAGAAGGAAAGCAAGTAATAAATCAATTAACCAACTATTCCAAATAAACGCTAAAATGTGATAGATTGGTAAGATAATAAAGGTAAAAAGTAATCCTAATATCGCAATTAATATGTTAAAAATAATCCAAATAATTGTGGCGTGAAAAACTCCATCGTTCACAGGATAACGATTGACATCATCAGAACAAGTGTCATCATCAATTCTTTTAATACCAATAAATCTTTCCCTATTACTATTTGTTTTATAGTTGTCAACTAATTGAGCCGTGGTATAAACTTTATTGTAATCAAATTCATAAAATCTATCAATACAATTAATGGCTTCTGCAATGTCAGGATTAGTAATGTTTACAACAGGACTAGAAGTATAAGCGGACCAATCTAAACTAAAGGCGTATGATGATTGGAAATCTAAATTATTTTGGGATGGCCCTACAGGAATTGACCCTGAATCACTCCAACCTTTTTCTTTAATATTGGGAATTAAGAAATAAGCTCTTTTATAATCTTGAGTAACTGAACTACTTTGTTGCCATTTAACTTTAAAACGATATTTTGCTTTGGTTGGTACCCCAACAGATGGGTCGTCAGATAAAACTTGTTCTCCAAATTCATTGGTGTAGACGTAATCCATATTCATCGGTAAATCAAATAGCCAAGTCCCTGTACCATCAATTAATTTACCTCCATTAGGTAATTTGGTTCTTTCGAGTATTGGTAATCCGTTTGAATCTCGATAAATTGTTTGGCTAATGGCAATAATTTCACCAGGACCTGTAATCATTTTACATAAATCTCCAGTAACTTTAGGCACTGTACCGTTTCCTGATATTGCAGTTTTTTCAGTAGAACTCATCAATGACCCCATAAAAATAGAAGTCGGTTGTATATCAATATTAGCTTCAGATGTTAAATCAAAGTCAGTTCTGGTTATCCCTATTTGACATAAATCAGGTTGTCCCCAAAACGGAGAAACTTCAATACTTTTATTTACAACAATAATTTGAGGTAACTCATTAAAATTAGAAGAATTTTTAAATCTGTTACCATCAAACTGTTCTTCTGTTGCAACACCCATTCTGATTAAATCTGCAGGTGCTAATGAAAAAGGACCAATATCTGATAAATCCACATTCATAACTAATGTCTGTGAACCAACAGGAACACCGTAAATCATATAGTCCCCACTATCATTAGTGGTTACAGTATACTTATAATATTTTTCATATAATTCAACAACAGTTTGATTAACTAAAGCATCTTTTCTTGTAGGGAAAGTACCTGTAGGTACGTGACCAGCGTATGAAGGAATGTATGGAAGTATATTAAATTTAAATCCATCCTCATTAGTGTCTTCTAAACTTTTAAAAGGATATAACGTTGAGATTATGGGGTTATTCTCATCTTCGGTTTTTAAAGGAATAAAAACAGATACTTTTGCATTAGGTATACCATACCCATTATTAGCAAACACCCTACCCGCAATTACTCCATAGTCAGAGCACATTCTAAGATAAACATCATCTTGTCTAATCTTTAAAGATAGAATCTCTAACTGTTCAAAATCTTGGTCGACTTGGACCAATAAGTTTTGGTCTTTTCCTGGTGTCGCCTTTATTCTATATGTTTTACCCATTAATATTTCTTCCTTTACTTCATAAATAGTTTATTGGTCGTTTTTCAAATTAAAAACCACATACACCATTTCAAATAGAAATAGGTATTACCATAAACATACGTCTTAAATGAGGAAAATAAATTATTAACTAATAGATACTGTTTGGAAATTCTTAACCTTAACAGTAATATCTTTATTAGGGTACCTAACTTGGTAAATTTGATTTGGTAATGCAAAGATTGTATTATCTACAGGACCTATCTGTTTGGTTGCAGGGTCTGAATAAGCCATTGAAGTTTCTGATGAAGAGTATTGTCCTCCAACTTTATTATAAACTTTTAATTCTGTTAAAGATAGTACTCCGTTTTCAGATTGGATTATTCTATTAATTTCCGAAAGATTTACGTTTTGACCTAATTGTCTAATCGCGGGACTAAAATAATCACTTATCTTATTAATAATTGAACTGATGACCGCTCCTTGGTTTTGACTGGCATCCAAAACAACTGAAACTTCTAAAGCTAAATCAATAACTTGTGCAGTTTCAACTGAAATATAATCGTTTAACATTCTGTAATTTGACAAATACTCAGCCAAATTATTTAATAAAGTATTTGAAACGATTGATGTTAAAGCCCCTGAAGTGTCGTATGATAAAGTTTTAATTTTGATTTTGTTATCTTCTTCAATTACCGCAACTTTTGCAGGTGCCCCAAATTGACCTGGCATTTTTCTAATTAACGCTTCGTAATCACTAATGGTTACCGCTCTATTTTGCGCTGAAAAGTTAAATGATACATAATTTCTAACCTCCTCTAATGACGGTAGTCCTGCCCCACCTATTGCTGCAGTAACGTTTGTACAAGATAATGAATTAATAACTGACGTATTAGTTCCTTCTGATGGACCGTTCACAAAAAATGACACTGTACCAACTTGATTAATAACATTAACACCTAAATTAGTACCTAACCCACCACCAACTCTATACTGAATAAATAAAGTCGTGTTTGGTTTTAAAGTAGAGCCTAATGAGAAATTATTTAAATAGTTTTGCATACTTTGAGTGTTAACACCTGTTCTTGAAAACTCTTTAAGTTGTTCGTCGGCTGATGTGTTTCCTCCACCAAAGGTCATTTTTAAAAATCCTTCAGGTGTAAACTCAGTTATAAATCTGTCATTAGTAGTTATGTATTTACCAACTTTAATTCCCGCTTGGTCTGAAGGTTTTGTAGTATCTTCAATAAAAACTCTATCTTGTGCTAACGCATCAACTTCATACCATTTACCAACCTCACTTAAAAATTCCTGAGGTGTTGGTACATTAGCATAACTTGTACCATCTTTTTGAATGACCGCAGTTACACCTAATACATTTTTTTCAGGTAAGAATAATTCTAAAAATGGTCTAACATCATTAGGAGTTATTACTTGTTTGAATACTTTAGTAATACCATTAACAACTAATTCACGTTTAGTTATAGTATAATTAATTAAATTATTATTCCCATCAAAATTTGGAATTTTTAATCTATTCGGAAATCCTTGAGCGTTGTATGGTGAAGCAAAATCAATATCATAAACATTTTCAAATACTTGACCAGCACCAATAACTTGACTACCTCTTCTTAAGATACCTTCATATCTTTCATCGTCTTTATCTCCATTTGCAGGAACTGTTATTGAAAAATCAACAAGAGACACAGAAGGTCTTTGTCCTGGTAATTTTAAACCATAGGTTCTAGCAATATTAAAAATAGATGATTTTTGTTGTGCGGTTTGTAGTACAGTTTCTTGTATACTTCTATCAATATGATAATGTAAATTATCTGATACCGCAGCATTTAAATCTAAAAATGCAGAAAAAACTGATGCGTCATTGAAGTTATCAATTAAATCAGGATAGTAGGTTTGTACAAAGTTAATTAGTTCAGTCCTAATTGCTTGGAAATCTCTTACTGTATAGGATATTCTTTTTTCAGCCATATATTCATTAAATATTTAGAATTACAAAATCTTTAGAATTAAACACGTCGTCTGTCACAACATACTCTATTTTAACTTTAGCGGTGTATTCAGTTGGGTTTAGTCCAGGTTGTGCGTATTCTCTATTGTAAGCATCACCATTAGTTGTGACAACAAAATCAGTTTCTTCACTACTAGCAGCCTTTATTGTAATATTAGTTATTTTTAATTGAGGTAAATATTTTTCACAAGACTCTCTAATCTCAGATTCAATATTGTTAAATGTTGGACTATCTAAAGGTTCAAAAATATATTCATATAGTCTTGTACCAAAGTCAGGTAAAAAATATCTAGAACCTTTTCTTGTTAACAATAAATGCACCAAATCCGTTCTAATCTCATCTGTAGATGTTTGAGTTAGTTTTAAATATTTTCCATCAGTTGAAGAATTAAACGGGAATGCAATTCCATATGTTTTACCATCTGCCATATGTTATAAATATAGTGTCGTAATTATTTCTAATAAATAGTGTAAAATAAAAAATCCCGACAAGGTGTCGGGATTAGTGTCGTGATTAAGATGAACATCCGAAACATTCAATTTCAATTCCTTCAGGTTTTGGTGGTAGATTCATATGACTGTAATCTACCTTAGGAACTTCAACATTTTTCTTAGGAGATTCAATTTTCGAAATATCAACCGCCAAGTGTTTAGCTCCTGTTGAAATAGCTTTGGTTCTTACATAATAACAAAGTGTTTTCAAACCTTTCTTCCAAGAATGGAAGTGTGATGATGAAATCTTAGACAATGTAGGATTTGACATATAGATATTCATTGATTGAGATTGGTCGATAAACGGTGCTCTATCTGAAGCCATATCAATTAATTCTTTTTGTGAAATTTCCCATATTGTTTTATACTTCGCAATTAAATGTTCAATTCTTTTAACTTTAAAGTTATATCTCTTATCTTCAGTGTCTAAGTAATTTAAAAAATTAATCCCTTGGATTGAACCTTCGTTCATAATGATTTCATTTTTCAAATCTTCACACCAAATTCCAATTTTTTCAAAGTCGTTGATAAGGTATTTGTTAACAATCATAATCTCACCTCCAACAACTCTTCTATTAAATAAAGCCGAGTGTGCTGGTTCTGTCATTTCAAATGAACCCGTAATCTTCGCTGAAGAAGCTACAGGCATTTGAGCGGTAAATAATGAATTACAAACACCATATTTTTTAACATCATTTTTTAATGACTCCCAATCAAACATACCTGATAAATCAGACTCGTTTAATCCCCACATATCAAATTGGAATACACCATTAGACATAGGAGACCCGTTAAAGAATTTGTAAGGTTTTCTGTTTTCAGTTTTACAAAGGTCATTACTTTCAGTAATTGCTGCAAAATAGATTGTTTCAAAAATTTGTTTATTTAACGTTTTAGCGTCTTCTGAAGTGAAGATATAATCCATTAAATAGAAAACATCTGCAAGTCCCTGTGTTCCAATAGCAATTGCTCTTTGTTCTAAACCACCTTTATGACCTTTATCAGTAGAGTAATTATTTTTATCTACAACATTGTTTAATGCTCTAACTACTTTTCTAACTTCGTTATATAATAATTTAAAATCAAATTTACCGTCAATGATAAAGTTTTTTAATACCATAGAAGACAACGTACAAATAGCAGTTGTGTTCTCATCAGTGTATTGGTAAATCTCATTACATAAGTTGGATTGTTTAATAACACCGATATTTTGATGGTTTGTTTTTCTGTTAGCACTATCTTTTGAACATAAATAAGGTACCCCTGTTTCAACTTGAGATTCAATTATTTTATTCCAAATAGTTTGAGCGCTTACTTTTTTACCTAATCCCATCTCAACTGCTTTATTATAGTTTTTCTCATACTCTTCACCATAACATTCTTGTAACGGTTTAAGACCTGATTTAACAATATCGTTAGGACAGAATAAGTACCAATCGTCATTATTCTCAACCGCTTTCATAAAATTGTCAGGAATCCATAATGCGGTAAATAAGTCTCTAGCTCTCAATTCTTCAGCACCTGTATTCTTTTTAATCTCTAATAAATCAATAATATCTTTATGCCAAGGTTCCAAATAAATTGCAGCACTACCAGGTCTACGTCCTTGTTGATTAAAGAATCTCAGTCCTTCATTAACAATTTTCAGATATTTTAATAACCCACCAGCAAATCCTCCTGAAGAATTAATACGACTTTCTTTACTTCTAATGTTTGACATACATAATCCAATACCCGCAGCGTCTGAGGAATATGTTGAGATGTCACTGAATGTTTGTAACAAACCGTTTCTTGAATCTGAATCGTTATAATGTAACACACAAGAAGCCAATTGAGGTGTTTTAGTCCCTGAATTAATCATTATTGGTGTTGCGGGAGAGATTAGTTGGTTTGATAATGAATTATAATAATCAACCGCTTCTTCAAAAGTATTTGTAACCCAAAGAGCAACTCTCATATACATATGTTGTGGTCTTTCAATTACCTTACCTTGCGGAGTTTTTAACAAATACATTTCAATTAATGACCTCCAAGCGAAGTAATCAAAATTATAATCATTTTCGTGATTAATTACCGAATCAATATTACTTGGTCCGTAAGACTCTACAATTTCCATCAACCTATCATTAATAACACCTTCTACGTGTAATGTGTGCATAGTATCAGAAAAACTTTCAGAAGTCTCTTTGTGGTATGAAGATATTGCAACTGAAGACGCTAATCTTGAATAGTCGTGATGACTTCCAGTATACGCCGCAGCAATCTCATAAATAAGTTTGTCTAACTCTTTTGTTGTAATTAAACCTTCAGTTGGTACTGAGGTAATTACTTTAATAAAAATCTCGTCAGAATTTACATTCAATCCTTTAGCTGAACGTTTAATTCTTTGGTAAATTTTTTGTGGATTAAAGGACGCGTCCTCTCCATTTCTTTTTTGTATTCTTAATGACATCATAGTTTTTTTTCTTTTTAATTAAAAATCATCGGTAAATGTTAATGATTCTCCCAATTTAGCCTTTTGGTATTCAACCGTTCTTGACTCAAAGAAATTACCTTTAGTCTCAACTGCAATTTGTTCCATAAACTTAAATGGTTGTTCAACATTAAATTCCTTACTACACCCTAATTTAACTAATAAACCATCAACAACAAACTCAAGATATTGTTTCATAAGATTAGAGTTCATACCGATTAAAGACACTGGTAATGATTCTGTTATAAATTCTTTCTCAATTTCAAGTGCCGATAATAAAATTTCTTTAATTCTTTTTTCACTTGGTTTGTTTTCAATATGATTATTTAATAAGTGTATTGCAAAATCACAATGTAAATTTTCATCTTTAAAAATAAGTGAATTAGCATTACATAACCCTTGCATAATCCCTCTTGATTTTAACCAAAAAATTGAACAAAATGAGCCTGAGAAGAAGATACCTTCAACCGCCGCAAAAGCAATTAGTCTTTCTTGGAAAGATGCGTTTTCAATCCAATCTAATGCCCATTTAGCTTTCTTTTGAACCGCAGGTAATCTATCAATAGCGTTGAAACATTCGTCTTTTTCTTGAGGATTTGAAACATAAGTATCAATCAATAATGAGTACATTAATGAGTGAATGTTTTCCATCATAAGTTGGAACCCGTAGAAAAATTTAGCCTCAGGGTATTGAACCTCTTTTAAGAAATTTTCTGCAAGATTTTCATTAACAATACCATCAGAAGCCGCAAAAAATGATAATACATTTTTAATAAAATATTTTTCGTTTTCTGAAAGGTTTTCCCAATCACGTATATCATTAGTTAAGTCTATTTCTTCTGCAGTCCAAAAAGCTGCTTGGTGTTGTTTGTAATACTCCCAAATATCATTATACTGAATTGGGAAGATGACGAATCTGTTCGGATTTTCTACCAAAATTTTTTCCATTGTTAATTAATTTTTTTTTAAGATTGTTTTTGTTTTTGTTGTTGCTCTCTTTCTTTTCTTTTTTCAAGAAGTTCTTTAACTCTATCTCTTTTTTGTTCTTCTTTCTGTTCTTCAAACCCTAAGAAAGTTACTGAACTTTCAGTATCAATCTCAAGTAATTCATTATCGAACTTACAGTTTTCAAATACCACACCATCAGAACCAATACGAGATTTAGTTATCGCAATCGTAGCAAGTTTCATTTCTTTTTGTTGTAAAGTTTTAGCCACGGAAATGATAACGTGTCCAACTTGTGCTTTCTTAATAGAACCACCCATCTGGTCGGTGGTAACCACTTCTGATGAAATGGATGAACGATTACCCTGAGTTGCAGTCCAACCTACAATATCCAATTCGTGGCACATAGCCTCAAATCCTCTCATAACGGAACCTTCACTTTTCCATTCATCACCAAGATTTTTATCAGGTACTACACAATCAATATAATCTAAAAGAATCATATCAATTTTATTTCCCTCAGCAATCATTTTTCTAACTTGATTTTTAATTTGCATCATAGTTAGAGTATCGGAAGGTAATTTTTTAAGGACTAACTTATTTGACATAGTTTCCTTAATATCAGTAATTTTATTCATTACCTCCTCCTTCTTAGTAGCCAAATCATCAGGGGCAATTCCTGTCCAAAGAGTAAAATGTTTTCTTTGAATAATCTTTGGGTTATCTTCAAAGAATATTTGTAACACGCTATAACCTAAGTTAAATGCGTGATTACTTATTTTTGTTAATAATGTTGATTTACCAACACCTGTTGGAGCTAATATAACTCCAATCTCACCTTTAGCCAACCCACCTTTTAATAGTCTATCTATTCCAGGTATACCCATAGGGATTGGATGTCTAAAGTCATCGTTTAAAACTTCGTCAAGATTATGGAAAACGTCTTCAGTTCCCCTATCGACCTCACCGACTTGCAAAGCTTTGCTAACCATCTCTTCAAGTGTATCGTAGTTTTCAAACTCACCACCATCAATGATTTTTTGAGCCTTAGTCATAACCTTCTGTAACTCTTGTTGTTTACAGAATTTTAAAGCCTTTTCTTGAACATAATTACTACCTTCTAATGGCGAATCCTGCACTTTCTTCAAAGTATCGATAACGATTTTTGCTGCTAACTCTTGTTGAATTTCAGATTTTGTAATTTGTAATAATGTCTCATAAGACGGACTTGATTCATACTTCTTATAGTATTCCTTAATCATTTGAATTAAGATTTTGAAATACTTGTTTTCGAAGTAATTTGGTTCAATAACATCAATGATTGAGCGAGCGAATTCTTTGTCTACAATGATTTGGTTAAGAAGTTGTAATTGGAAAGTTTCTCCCAAATAATTAAAATTTTTGTCTGAATTCATACTCTAAAATTGTTCTTGTAATTGATAAATATTAAACCGAAAGTGGAAGTCCCATATACTCGTAAGTTAAATTTTCACCTGAAAAAATGTCAGTAAGACCTTTTAGAATGTTTTTTAGGTATGGGCGTACGTCAACGGTATATCTTACCTTAGGTGGGTATAATTTAGCATCAAATTGTCTATGACAAAGTGTCTGTTCACCTAATTTAATATAGATGTTAAAATATTCTGGACCATTAGTCATAGAAGTGTCTAATACAGATTCATCTTCCATAATTTGATTCATATTATCCATCATATAAATCACTGTTTTAGTTTTTAAATCGTAAGATAACTCTTCTTTAACTTCATACAAAAAGTCATACAACTCGATAGAGTTTTTTGAAGTTGGGTTATACCCTTTTACGTTGTAAAATCTTTGGACGATGATTTTGTCGTTTAGAGTTAAAAGTAACTCCATCTTTGTGATTTCTTGTTCTTTCATAATTTATTTGTTTGTTTGATAATTTCTTTTTTCTTTTCTTGTTAATTTCATAAATGGTTTAATAAAGTTCACCCAAGCATCATCTCCTTTTGGTAGGTATTTGAAAAATCCATTCTCCATCATCATCTTAATAAGATTTTTATAACCTCTACCATCGGGGTCCAAAGTTTCTCTATAATATAACTCTACAAGTTCTTTAGCATCATCTGTTATTAAAGGATTTGACAAATCTACAATTTTTTCATTGATTTCAAAAAATTCATTACCGTAAATTCCACTTTTAGTCTTACCCGTTAGTAAGTTTTTAAGTGCGGTATTATTTTTATCAGTCTCAAACATTAGTTCTGCCTTTGTTAAAATATCGGAAACATTTACCGTATTTTCAAGTAGCTCAGGAAATAATTTAACTAAAGTCTTTTCACCTAAATAATAAATTCCATCAATATTATCAGATTTGTCTCCCGATAATATTTTATAAGTTTTAATATTTTGATGCGGAAATTCATAGTGATAAATTTTAATTTTATCACCATTATTGTACATTGTTTTTGTATTTGGAGAATAGATTGATACTTTTTCAGATATCAATTGAGTAAGGTCTCTGTCAGATGAAAATATAGTTTTATTCTCATCATTTGATATTTGACAATAATAGGCTATTAAATCATCCGCCTCATTATTGTCAATATCAATCTGTCTAACAAACATCTCTTCCAAATATTGTTTAACTCTTTCTTTCTGTTGAGTGAAAGAATCTTCTTTATAAACATTGGAATCTGTACGTCTGTTTTCTTTATATTGTGGGTATAGTATTTTTCTTGAGGAAGAACTTCCTTCTCCGTCCCAAAATACAACTACTTTATCGTAGTTATATTCTTCAATGAATTTACGTAGGGTATTAATGAAGTGCCAAATAGCACCAACGTGTTCCCCTTTATGGTAAAAATCTTTTACCCCGTGAAATCCTATTTTTAGTAAATTGTTACCGTCAACTAATAATGTTTTGGTCACTTAAGTTTATTTAAAATGTTACGACTCTTTTTCTTCTCTTAAATCAAAATCACCATCGGTTCCGATTATCTCTTTCCAATAGTCAGCATATTCTTTCTTGTATTTTTCAATAGATGCCTTTTCTTCCGAAGCTTCTTTACCTGCAATAAATCCGTGTGGTGTTACTATAATTTTACCATCTTCATAACCCAAACCATTAATGTGATTTTTCATTACAGACACCTTAGTTCTTGACGCAAACTTAATAGTTCGTTTGTCTTTTGTTGCAGTAATCTTAGTAGTACCAGCACCTTTTTGATTTCCAAATAAAAATACTAAAGATGAATTTAACCAAATTGCTTCACCACCTTTAGCTTTAATTTTAGGTTGTCCAAACGGATTGTCAGGTAACTCAACCCAAGGTTGGTTTACAATGATTAAAGTATTTTCATATTTAGAATCCGCTTTACGTGAACCTGAAATACGTTGATTGATACCCATACCAATTTTATCGGCTAATGTTGATGCGTTATGTTGTTTACCACCCTTACCTTCAAACGTCATTTTACAAGGAACTGAACCAACAGAATCCCACATAAAACATAAACTATAATCCAACTCACCTTTTTCTTGAGCGTCCAATAATGAATTGATGTAGTCAGTAATTTGTTCAATATAGTCAAAGTTATTGTTAAAGATGTAAAAACCATCCCAATCTAATTCTCCAGTTGTTTCATCAACAACTTCTTCACACTCAAACCCCATAAGTTTTGCGTGTTCAAAAGACCATTTTTGTTCCGTAATAATGAATACAGGTAAAATACCTTTTTTCTGAGCGTCAACCGCAGTTTTAACTAATGCAGTTGTTTTTCCTGTATCTGAGTGACCTAAAAACATATTCAAGTGACCTATTGCAGGACCTGGTAATCCTACCGCGTCCAAAAAATCAGCCCCCAAATCAAAAAATCTTTGTGGTTTATATTTTGCGGATGTTGAGAACTTATCTTTAATTGATTTAAAATCGTTTTTTTTGATTGCCATATATGTCTATGTTATTGTTTCTTTTTATTTAAAATATAAAGAACTTGGACACCTTGTCTAAGTAGATGTCCAAGTTCAGTTGTATTCTTAGAATGGCATATCCTCATCAGGTTCAGCATTCGCTTGTGGGTCTACATATGATGGTGTACTTGTTCCACCACCCATACTCATTTCTGATGTAGAACTATCACCATATACATACTTACCTGCGTCTGAATCCCATCTTGGAGTTTCTCCTCTTGCGATTGCTTCTAAATAATCTTCAGGTTTTTTAGAATACACGTCTCTCCAAGATAACTCATCATTAATCCAAGTATCCATAGTGTCTTTTTCCTCGTGAACAGGAGACGGGTCATCATACATAACCGTTTGGATAATAGTGTAGTCTTTACCTTTAGGTGTTTTAGCCTTCGCTAATTCGATAATTAAATCACGACCTTTTTCAGGGTCTGTAATATCTCCTTTAGCTCTCCAAATTGGAATGATTTTGTCAAGAACGCCTTCGTTCTTATAGTTGTGTTTGAAACGCCAGAATTTAACACCGTCTTCAGGTTTATCTCTGTCGATTACTTTAACGATATAAAATTTTCGTGATTTGTATTGTTTTGCAAGTTCTTTGTCAGATTCCTTACCTGTTGAGATAAGTTCTTCATAAACTTCATTTAAAGGTGAACGTTCATTGTCGTTCTTTGATGGGTCATAAAGTTTGTTCCATTGACCACCAACTTGTACTTCGTGAAACCAAGCCTCAACAAATGGTGAACCACCATCTTTTGTAGGGAGGATACGAATACGTTTTTGTGCTGAGTTTTGCCCTTGAGGAAGAATCGCTGCGAAGTATTTCTTCATACGTTCATCCATTGACATTCTGTTGCCGCCTGAAGTACCTGACTGTTGTGCTTTCTCGTACTGTGCTAAGACTGAATCTAGTGTTGACATCATAATAGTTTGTTTTTTAAATTTTTAATTACTTATTGTAACCAAAATATAACACTAACAAACCGCTTTGTCAAACTTAAATTCCAAAATTCTTTTGTTGTTCAGGATTGAATGATGTTCTAATTTCTGAAGGTGTAAAATTCTCAACTTCGTCAGTTGTTAGAATATATTCATTTTTACCTGATTTCTCCATATCCCCTTCTTTATCAATAAAAAAATCAGATAGTTTTTGATTATAAGGACCTGAATCCAAACTTCTTAATTCTAATTTTTCTTGTGGGGTTTTTGGTCTATATTTTTCTAATTTAGCTTCTAATGAATTAACTTTATTCATAAGCTCATCCATCTCACCTAATTTATTTTCTAAATTTTCTAAATGTTTAAATAAATTTTCAAAATACTCATCTTGTTTGTCAGAAATTTTATTTTGACTGTCAACTAAGTCAGTAATATCTAATTCTTCAGTATCACTTTCTTCTGTTTCCCCTTCAGGTTCTCCCTCACTATCAAGTTTTTCAACATCAGGGTCAGTTGTTGTATCAATAACTTCAGGTGTTGCCGCAGCATCAGGAGTTACAGGTGCCTCAGGAGCTCCAGGGGCAGGTGCCGCTGCTGGGTCTTCAGGTGCTGGTGGTACTCCCCCTAAATCAAGTGTAGGGTCTGCAGGTGGTACCTCTTGTTCAGTAATATACTTATTGATACCTTGGTATCTTCTAATTTCTTCTAGTATTTTTTTATCGATTGACATATTATTAACCATTTAATAATTGTTTAACACCGTGAGATGTTTCAACTTGAATTTTTTTATTTGTTGTTTTGGTATTATCCACTCTTTCAATTAAACCGTCTTTCATTCTAACAGTATAACACTCATTAGTTTCTAAATCACAAACTTCTTTATCTCCGTTTCCGATTTCTTTTTCCGAATATCTTCCTTTCTTATTTAAGAAGGTGTTTAAGGCATTGTTTACGTTCATAACTTTATTTTTATATATAAATATCTTCAGTTTATTAAAATTATCATTTTATTGTAATCCAAGTGCAGATGCCATTGTTACCGCTTGTCTTACTTTATCCAATAAATTATTATATTCAACACTTTGATTAGCAATATATGAATTATATTGTGACGGGGTAACCATTCTACTCCATTTAGTAATCCAAGCTTTTGTTAAATTTTCAGGGGTTAACGAATTAATACCAGTGGCAATTGGTGTCCATCTAGCACCTAAAAATTTAAAATGATTTTCAGGTGATGAGAAAACTGCGAAAGGTAATTCAATTCCATTAGCATTTGATTGACAAATATATTCTTTATTAAAGAATGTCGATAAATTACCCGACCAAACATAATCCAATGTCGCCCCACCGTAATTATTATTCCAACAAATAAATTGATTGTTTTGATATGACTCTAAATAACAAGTAACAAACGCCAAATATTTCGCAATTAACAAAGCGTTTGGTGTTGACGCTTGGGTAATATTGGCCATAATACCATCAATAACTTGTTTAACTGTCAATTCACTCTGAGATTGAGTTCCAAAAGTATACGATTGTTTTTCGTAGAACTCTTTAAGTGAGTCTTTACAATTTTGACTATTATTAATAACAAATGTATTACTACTTAATTCATTTGAAGTATTTGTATTATTGTTTGATGTTGTAGTTGTTGTAGTTACGTTACCAGAAGCATTTAATTTTTGATTTAATCCTGAAATAACCTCATCAAGAATTTTTGCAGTTAGTGTTTGTATATAACTTTCTAACTTAGGTAAAGCAAATACTTGTTGTCTTGTACCAGTAAATGTTGTTTCAAACTTACCAGGTGTTATATTATGTTTAACATCAGTAATATAATACGGACCTGTGAACATAGGTACGTGTCTTAAATTAAAATACATAGTAGGTTGAATCATCGCATTACCTAACGTTTGAACTCGACATTGGTAAGCTCTATTTCTATAGAAGTTCCAAAGAGAAACGTTTTGAGTTGAGGTTGTTTTACCATTAGATTGTCTAATTAAATCATCTGTAGCGGTTAAAGATTCTGTAGTTTCTTTCCCTAAATCTTGAGACACGTCAAAATGATAAAATATATTTTGATTTGTAATTCCAATATCTACATTAAATCCAACAACTCTATTAGATAATCCCCAATCAGTCTTACCATCTAATTTATCGGTCAAAGGCATATCACTAACTCTAGTTAAATCAAATGCGTCTGATTTAAACCTATAGTTACTATTTTTACCCATTTCAGGATGTTTACTTGGTTCTGCGGCGTAAGTACATACCAATTTTGGAGAAGCTTTTCTAGCATCAACATTTAAATAAGTTCCAAATAACGTATTACCAAACTCTAAAGTACCTTCTATTTTAGGAACACTATTTTGTTGAACTTCCTGAACATTATAATAATTGATGTAAGCAGGGTGCATCATACATATGAAATGATGAACATTTAATACAGATTCCAAATATGTGTACACACTTGAACTTTCATTAACTTCCGAAAATAAATTAAGTACTTTTTTAGGGTCAATTAAAATATCGTCTCCAATGTTTCTATTTGCTCTATCTAAAAATAACACATCTTCTAAAAATGTTGTCTCAGTATAATCGTAACCCGCAATCCAAGTGTCGTTAAGACCTTTAAATGCTTCATATATATCTAATTTGGTTTGTTCCCCTTGAATGGCAGTTTCCGTAAATTTTTCTTTAACTTCCTCAACATTTGGTAAACCTGTATTTAACTTTTGAGTTAATTGGTTGAAAACTAAATCACTAAAAGATTTATTACCTGCAATATATTGATTAATTAAATTAATAAACTTAATTCGATTCATAGTTGGGTCTAACTTTTTCTGAGTCGCATATATTCTAATAAGTGTCGCAAGCTCAGTTACCGAATCAGGTGCGAATTGGATGTTCATATCAACAAAGAAGTCAGTAATATAAGAACCGTTATTGGTGTATGTATAACCTGATTCAGTCGGGTTACCAATATAAGTTCTTAAATTTTTCCAAGACTGTGGGTACGCAGCTTCAGATTGTGCTAATGTGGTTGTACCTCCAGATGTTGGTAATGTATTTTGTATATAAGGAGGATAAGTTAATTTATCCTCGATAAATGTAGTAGTTGAGAAACTATCAAAAAGTTTTCTACTATAGTTAGAAGGATTACCATATTTTAATACAACGTCATATTCTAAAAATTGTTGTATTGTTGAAATTGATTTGGATAACTGTCTACTTTGAACTTCATTAGTATATGAAGTAGAATTAGTTTCTGTAACTTTTTCAATAGACATCATTTCTCTCATTAATAATTGGAAATTTCGATAAATTCCGTCACTATTAATTGCAAGTTTATCAACTTGTATCTTAGTAGTAACTTGACTACCTACTTGAACTGAAGAATACTCATATAATGATTTTGTGAACTTTAAAAATTCACCTTCCATTATATCCATAATTTCTCTATTGAATACAGATAAAACTTCTTCATTAGTTGTGTAAGCAGTAGAATTACCTAATAAAAATGATTGTTGTTGAGTCTCACCTGTTAGTATTTGTTTAAAATATTGTTCGGGTGTTGGGACATCTATTTTTGTTGTATCAAAATACCCATAGTTTGGTAATGACCAAAAAGTTCTAACAGAACCATTAAATACTGCGGGACTAAATTTAACAGGTTGTATTAATTTGTTACTATTATTAAAACATTCACCATTAATCTGATTAACAGTACTAACACCGAATGAAGGTACCACATAACTTAGTTTTTTACTGTCATCATTAAGTACGCAACTCCAAGGTTTAATGTTTAATATATCATTAACATCATTAGCATCATAACCTTTATCTTTATTAATAATAGAATCAGAATTTAATGTTAAAGTAACTCCATTAGGTGATGTTAATTTAGATTGTATTTCCGAATCGGTGTAAGCACTAAAAACATCATACCCTCTATAGAAAGTTGAGAAGTCATTTATTAATTGTGGGTAGAAACCGATATTCATTTGAGTTAAGGTGTCTGAACCAACTAATGTAGTATTTTGTAGTGTAATTGCTTGGTTATTACCGTCAATAACTAAATTATATGTTTTAGCAGGATTATTAGTTATAGGGTCAAAATTATATGTAGACTGAAAGTCTGTTAACACATTTGATAAAATATCAACACCTGTTTCAGTCCAAGTTTTATATCTGTGCCAAATAGAACCGTATTTTAAAACCCAAGCATATGGTATCCTATGAATTGCACCAAATTTTTTAAATGTTGCGAAGATATAATCTAAATCAGTTGTTGAGGCTCCGTTATATGTTTTATACTTCTCTCTAAGGGTGGCTAAAGGTAAACTATTCAAGAATAAGAAAGCTGATGATTTAAATGGTGTAGTACTACCAGTTAAAAAATCTTTAACCCCTTCCTGTATTGAATTAATAAAAAACGGGGTATTCAACATAGATGTAGTTTGATTTGCCACCACATTACCACTATAATCAGTATAATGTAAATTACCTTCAGTAGGTAATTGTTTGTCATTTGTTCTTGACGTATAAAAGGCACTTAACCCTACAGTAGGTTCTGGTGTTGAGACATCATAAAAATTAAAATTAGTAATAGGTCTAATTTCTTTTTTACTACTACCTGTTTCAAAATTAGTAATCATTTTTTTGTCATTATTAACAAATAATGTATTAGTAGTATTAAAAACATCTAAATTACTTGACGCACCTTTGGATAAATTACCTAAATACCAATCAGTTGAATTGTATGGGAAAGTATCAACAAATTGGAAAGTGTTTGTTTGAGTACTTTTTAAATAAGTTTTTAATTTATCAATTTGAGTTGGGACTGGTTTTACAACAGTATTACCAGGTGTTATCAAAGAAGTATCTGTTATTACAAAACTATTATCAACTTCTTGTTGTATGTACGGTGTTGCGAAATCCCCTCTAATATATTTTTGCCAACTTTCTCCAATACCTCCACTTGATATATGAGCTAAAAATGGTACAATATTATTTGAATTTAAACCATATTGTTTTAATTTACCAACTAAATACGGACTATCATTTTCTAATGAATTTTTAATATTTAAAAATTCTGATTCGGCAATAACATCTGATATTTGATTTTCTGAACCAGGTTTGTAATATCTTTGATAGCTAGATGACAACAATACTCTTTCATACATTTCGTATAAAAATTTAGCTTCTTGTTTGTTACCAAAAATATTATTTCCTGTTGGAAAATCTAACGCATATAACGATACTCGATTGATGTCTTGGGCTGTATTTTGTAATGGACCATAATCAGGTAAAGGATTTTTTCTTTGGGTATATCCTTTTAGAAACTCTTCAACAAATTCAATTTCAGGCCAAACGTTATATAAAAAACCTTTAGTTTTAGAAATTACTTTAGGGTCACCAGGATAAGTTAATTCAAACTTTTCACCTTTATCATTATTTGTTTCAACAAAATATTGAGGCCAAGGATATATTGGAATTAAATTACCACTATCTGTTTGGGTTGAATCTTTAGAATCCGTTGATGGGGTTGATTTATCGTTACCAAGAATCGCATTAACTCTATTCTTATCTTCTCTAACATCCCAAGCGGTTTGATGAACATCGTCCATCAGTCTTAAAAAGGCTTCGGCGTTAGACAATAATACCGCCAACACATTTTTAATAGTTGGTTTAAACCCTAAACCACCATCTTTTGCAGCTAACCTACTTGATAAAATATCAGCAAGTTTTTTTTGTATCTCTTGAGCTTTAGTGTTTAATTCATTTTGGGCTAATTGGATTAATTTACTAAACGACCCTTCACCTTCAAAATAAAACCAATTATTTACTTGTTTACCATCTTTATCAAAAGTTACTGAATTAAAAATAGGTTGTAATTTAGTTTTAAATTGTGCCAATTCATCTGTAGTCGGGGTCTTATTATTTTGTAATACATATGATTTATTATAGTCAATAGATTCAGGATTTATAGTAAGTCCGCTAATTGTATCGGCTTTAATAGTTGACCATACATCTATTTGTGAAACAGTTTCTTTTTTACCAATAACATACTTACCACCCTCACCAAAAGTTTTATTTTCTTTCAATAAGGTATTGTATTTTGAAATTATTCTTAATAAGTCACTTTGTGATGTACCAACATCTAAACCATTTAAACCTTGTCTAACTTCTTTTTTATATGTGTATATATTGGTACCACCTTTATCAGAAGTAAAATAAGGTGCGGTAGTGTCCATATATTTATAAAACCAAGATTCACCTCTCCATAGTAAAATTTCTTGTTCGTATTTGTTTAAACTATCTCTAAAGTTTTCAACATCCGTTAATGGTGTTAAATCGGCCTTTGTAAAAGTTTCAGAAATATATGTTTCTAATTTTTTTAATCTTTCGGTTAATTCAGTAAGAGTAATTTCAGGAAAATCAGAATCAATTAATCCTTTGTTTTTATATTCAGAATATACCTCTTTGATTTTTTGTCTACCTTTTGACGTTGGTATTGTTGTAACCCCTTGTGGTCCTGTTGGTGCGGGAGTAACACCTGTATTATTAACAGGACTAATGTTGTAATTAGTTCTATACATATACGGAAGTGCTTGTAGATACTTCATAGGTATTTGTGTTAGAACATTAAATTTGTAAGCGTAAAATTTTACAGTAATTTTAAAATTACCTGAACCTGTGTCAAAGGTTGCGTTAAAATTTCTTAAAGCTAATTGATATTTTACCGCTTTACCAAGATATCCTTTAATTGTTAAAAAGAACATTGGGTATGGGTAATTGAAGAATACTGCATATGGAGAGTTTTCACCTTTTTCAAATAGAGCTCGCCCCCTTACATCTTCCATTTGAATAGTTACTTCAGGAAATAAACTTAAATTAGTATCAATTGATATCTGAGTAATCCCTAAAAGTTCAGTATCAACATTATTTCTAACCGTTTGTGATAAAAAAATTTCTTTGTTTTTATCGTCTTTTTCAATATTTCTTTGAATTTGGTTAGTACCTTTTCCATTAATACTATCTAAACCAGTTAATTCATCTAAATAATCATTAGTTAAAAATTCTTTGTTTCCTGGTTTTAAAAAATTAACAGTTGCTATGGATACTTTTTCATTATTAAAATAACCATTAGGTCCTGCGGCTAATCTAGTTCTTGGGAATAACGTACATTCTAAATTGGCATAATAAACCAAGTCTTCGTGTCTCAGAAGTCTTTCTTTAACATTACCTTGACCATCAATAGTTTTATTTGGGTCTACTAAAACTATGTTTTGATAGTCAAATTCTACCAATATATTTTCATTATTGTTACCTACCATAATAGAAGAAATAATTATTTAATGCCGCTTCATAATCTTGGACCGACGCAATTAATGGAAATGGTATTGTTAATATTCCATTATCAGGAATATTCCATTCTAACCCTCCATATTGTGGATTAGCAAGCATAATTACCCACCCAAAAAAAGGACTGCCGTAATATTCTTGACTTATTTTGTCCAATCTACTAACACCCATTTTATAAAAATATCTCTTATCTGTAGATTTTAAAGGTAGTTTAACAAAAGGCACCACGGTTTGTTGACCATTAATCAAGAAATTATAATATCTATCGAAATATAAATCAGCCATTAGTTAAATTTATTTTTTCCGTTAAATGTTTTAACATCCGTATTTGAGTTACCATTCTTATATAAGTTTTGAATTTGGGTAGATTGTGTTTGTGTAGTTGGTACATAATTGGTAAATGTGAATTTTCTAACTTTCTTATCTTTGAATGGTGTCCAAGGTTTATATTTTTTAGTTTGTGGTGATTCATAAACAGTTGCTTTAAAATCACCTATTGATTTTATCTCAGCTTCGTGTTCAGTTTTATAGAAATTATTTATTCTATTACTAAACAGTTGATTAAATTTAGAACCCAATGTTGGTCCTCCAGATTGTACATCAACAATATCAGGAGTAATAACCGCCCCACTGAAAGATTGGTAAGTATTATTATCTAAAACAACTTTACTCATTGCGGTATAAAATCTTTTTTCCGCATCAGCCCAAACCTCAGAATTAGTTCCAAATCCGTTAGGTTTTAAAAGTTTAATGTCATCCAAATCAACTTTAGTATCAACAAATCCCGCAGATTTAAAATCAGTATAAAATGAATATAACAAATCAACTGCAGAATTGTAGTCAAACACTAACTCATCGTAAGTATTACTTTGTTGTGAACCTGTTTGTACTTCAGTTGTGGCACTTAAATTATAAGCCATAACATTTTGGTCACTTTTAATATACCCATCAGTCTTAGTATCAATTACGTCTAATTTTCTAAATGTTTTTACTAAATTTTGTTGGTTTGTAGTAATTTCTTGATTTACAGAAGTTAATGAAGTAATCATTGTTTGTCTAGCCAAATTAACTTGGTTAACCATTTGTGATTTAACTTTTCTCATCACAGTATTACTAAACTTCTGATAATATAATTCTCTAATAACATCAAAACCAGCATCGTTTTCACTATTAACACTATTAATGTCACTAACTACTTTATCAAACAATTCATTAATTCTTTTTTCAACATTTTCAGGTTTACCATAAATCACTAAATTTTTAGGTGTTGTAAATTCTCTAGTAGTACCACTAGAATAATTAACACTACTACTAAATAATTGTAACGTAGGTAGATTAAAATCTTTAATAATTTGTTCAGTTTTATTAACTGCAGAATCCATATAACTTTGACCTTGCGGAATAATTGAATCCATTATTTTTTCATAACTTGTAGAACCGCTAGTTCCCGCATCAGATTCAATCTTATCTAATATGGTTCCAATAGTGTCTCCACCTTCGTTAGGTATACTATTTTGAATATTATTTATACCGACAACAGGCGAATCGTCAAGAATAGCTTTGACTAACGCTTCATCAATTTTCTTATATGAATCATCAGTAGCATCCGCTCTATCATCATACATTTCAGTATTACCATAATAGTTAAATGACAACGCGTTTTGTAATTTATCGATTGGTTCTTTTAACCCTTGTCCTCCAACAAAATTAAAATTTAAACTTATTTTGGCAATCATTGGTTGAACACCAATTCCTTCAGGGTTCATATCAAAAACTAAAGGGTCATAAGATATCTGTAATCCTGTTGGGATTATCTTAGTATGATAAAAATCCCCTACTCTTAAAACAAGAACAGGTGGGGCTCCGAAGCTAGTGTTGACCGAACTATTATATTTTGGTTTACCATCAGTACCAATAACTGGTATAGTATCACCAGGTCTCATACATTGTTGTAAGAAAGTTAATCTTGAATTTAAACCTTCAGGTGTTATTGAGTGGAATGTCGGACTAAAATATTTAATCTGTTGTTTTATTGAATCATAAAACATAGGATTACTTTGTTCTATCATTTCAAAATAATCGCACTCTGATAATAAATTTCTTAAGATTTTTTTACTAATACCATCTTTAATTTTTTGGGTAGTAGTAATTGTTGGGGGTACTGGTGTTGCCCCAAAAAATGGTGTTCCATTATCATCATTGTTGGCAGGACTTGAAGTTGTATTGTTTGTTGGTGTTGTTGGTGTTGTTGGAATTGGGTCAACGGTTAATTCTCTAATAACAACCCTTCTACAAGCCATTGCGTTTGGAGAATATATTTTATCATATTCAGTTTTATTTGTATCAGAATCTGTACAAGTATAACCTGACGATGGTCCTACGGAATTATTAGTACCTGATTTAGGTATTACTATTGCCTCTTCACCTAAAAAGTCTTGGGTTACAATAAGTTTTTGGTCGTTTAAGTAATTAGCCAAAACACCTCCATTAACTTTTCTTAAATATTTAATAACCGAATCAACTCTTCTTTGTGATAATATTTTATTATAAGATTTAGTATTTGGTGCAGAAGCACTACCTGCTAAAACTATTCTTATTGTTGCGGCAGTACCTTTACCGTCAGTAGTTTTATTACTTTCAAATATTTTCTGAATTTCAGAAACCATTTGTTTATTTTTATCAAAATTACCTTCAATAACTTCTTTAAAGAATGAACTAATTGATTGTTTATTTTGAGTAGTAGCGGCATTACTTTGATATCTTTGTAAAGTAGAACTAGATGTATAGGTGTTATACGTTGCATCATACGCGGTTGATGAAACAGTGTTTCTTGTATTAGGGTCAGGAATATCGTTATCAAAATAATATGCGATACCAACGTATGGTGTTAAATCAGGTTGTGGTGTAGTTGCAGGAGTTTTAGTTTCTTCAACGACTGGTGGATTTTCTTTAACAACTTGTTTAAAATCTTCTTGAGTAACTCTAGGTTGACTAATTATTTGTTGTAATTCAAACAAATCACTTTTGTTAAAAGTGTTCCATCTTCTCGCTAATTCATAGATGTCGTATTTTAAACAACCAGCAAAAAACGAATCTACAATTTTATTCATTTCTTGAGGGGCAATATTCTTTAACTGTTTATTAACAATTAAATTTAACACTGATGGATGGTCAACAATTATAGACCAACTTAAACTACCACTTCTTTTAGTATTTTGGTAAGTATATATTGGCTCAGGTCTACCTAAAAAATTATTTTCAGAAAAATGTGGACTAACACTTTCATTGAAAGTTATGTTATATGGTGGGAACCACATAATTCTACCCCCATTTGGTCCTTTTTCACATTCAGGTAATTCATCATAAGTAAATCCAGGTCTATTTGATGTTCTCCAAGCAAGATTTTCAAGTGAAAACATATATTTTTTAACTTTACCGTCAACTATGTTAGACGAACCAGGATTTTTAAATGGTGCAATGTTTAAATTATATGTATTATCTAAAACAGAATACGTGAACTTTCTATGATTACCATCTGTTTTTTGTAAATCATCAAAAGTTAAGTATGGTGTGTCTTTTGTAAAAATTCTACAATATTCGTTACCAACTACAACTCCATTGGTGTCAACATAAGAAACAACTCTAGAACCTTTAGTTATTTCTTTGTAACCATCATTAAAGACCTTACTTAATTGATTAATAGCATTACCAACGTGAGATAATCTTTTAGCACCTCTTGGTGTTGAGTCGACTAATCTTTGAGTGTTACTTAATATTGTGTCTTCAGTAAATGTATAATCAGTACTTAAAATAGAATCTACTTTTGATTTTACTTCATTAAATGAAGGAGCTTCACTACCTTGGTCTCCACCGATTAAAGCTCTGTAACCAGCATTACTATATTTTGGTGATGTCCAAACTAAACCGTCCCCAACTCCAAATCCGTCAGTAAATGAACCACTATTAAATCCAATTTTTAAATTATTTGCAGCATTGTTTTCAAAAAGGTTAGACATTTCTGTAGGACCATAAACAATTGCTTGAGTGTCTCTACCTAAACTATCATAAGGAACCTCACCAAGTGGTGATGAAATATATGTTGGGTCTTGTACTGATGAACCAACATAATAATTGGTTGGGACATCAATTTGACTTGAAACTCCTAATACGTTAAGAGCCCCTTGGGCAATATCCTGTAATAAATTTCTCTTATAATTTGGTTTGTACTTATTATAATTTAAACTTCTAAATAATGCTGATGCAGTACCTGAACCAGTGTTTAATAATAATCTTTCAGAAGGAGTTTTAGTCCTAATAACTTTAGGACCTAAGTATTGTTGTATTGGACCTAATACACTACTTACATTTAACGCATTGGCTATTTGACCCGCAACGGCAGGATATCTTGAATTAAGTTCATCTTGAAAGTAATCCCCTGGTATTGGAGATGTTGGACTATAAGCCCCTGAAATTCTTTGAATGAAATTACCGTTAATGTCATCAGGTCCATTCGTGATGGTTATCTTAGCAGTAGTGTTTAAAAGGTTAGTATTACCTCTTAATAAGTCAGTCGCTTGAGCAAAAATCCCTTGACTAACACTCGCATTTTGATTCTGTAAATTACTTAAAGTAACAGTAGAGGCTCTATCTTTTAATAACTTTTTTAAATTACTAGCTCCTAATTGACTGATATAAGAGTCTTGGGACAAAGTACCATCACTACCTTGTGGATTAGAATCCATTAAAATTTGATACGGAGTATAAGTTGACGGTATAAAACTTAATGGGTCTGAATATTGTATAAAAGTAGGTACCGATTGTATATTATTAATTGATACAAGTTGTATAGGATTGTCTGAAGAATATTTGTTTTGTGTAGGTATTGTTAACTCAATAGGAGCACTAAGTTGTGGTAATTTAGCATCCATAAAATCGTATGGACCTAAATTAGATTGAGTATTCGCTAATCCACCTATATTAATGTTCTTGTTGTACCCACCATTCGGACCATAAGCATTTAATGGATATAATAAATCCGCAAATGGGTCAGTGGCAATTAAGTTGTCATCAGAATTAAAAATCCCTTCATCTCTTAAAATAGTCTCGTGAACAATACTACTTTGTGATTGTGACACATAACTACCAGGCACAGTGTATGGTGATAAATTTCTAGCTAATAATTTATCTCTAAATCCTGCGGTTGATGGGAATGTTAAAGTACTTGGCATTTATGTTTTACTAATAAATAGATTTATGTTTAATTTTTATCTTCCTGTTCGAAGTGCAACATTTGGTCTTGCCCCACCTCTCATAGAATTCCTATCTTTTTCGGCTTTAGCCACCATATCAGCAATTTTGTCAGAAACATTACTTGTTCTAAGTGCATCTAATACACTATTTTGTAAATCTTTAGGATTAACATTAATATTAACGGTAAGTTCATTATTTGTAGGGTTGGTCTGTTGTTGTGTATTAGTAGGTACGGTTGCAGGTTGTGTTCCAGGTAACGTTAATGGAGTTCCAGGTGATAATCTTGTTGGGGGAGTCACGGGTGTCGGTGCGGTAAATGTACCATTAGTTTGACCTGTCTGTGGGGTTATACCCGCTGAAGTAGTTAGTGAACCAACTTTTGAAATTAATTTATCATATTGTTCAGGAGTTAAAAATTCTTTAGGGGCGGCAATTAATTGTTGTAATGTAGTACCCATTCCAGTTTTAAACTCATTAGCAATATCTTTAAAGGCCTCATCTTTAGTTTTAGTACCTTCAAATAAACCTTTTAAATTTGAAGATAAAACACTTTCATATTGTCTAACATTTTCTCTTAAGGCATCATTTGTTAATACCCCTTTTTCATTTCTTTCTAAACCAAGTGGTTTATTAAAACTTTCAACAACTTTAGTTTGTTTTTCTTCAGCAACTTGTAAAACTCTATCAATAGTATTTGACGCAGCAATTTGTTGTGGGACCACACCCTTTCTAGCTTTAAGAGCGTTATCCATATTCCTCAAGTGACCATTTGCAATTTTTTGTAAATCAATAGCACTTTTGGCAGGTTCGTTCATTTTTTCAAGGTCTTTTCTATTTGACTCACTTAAATCACTAACCGCTTTAGTTACTGACCTTGTCATTTCATTACCTTGTTCATCTTTAACAGTTTCGTCAAAAGTAACAACATATGTCCCACCACTTAATTGGGCCATATTTGCCAACATTTGTTTATCTTTTTCGTTAGCAAAATCGGTTGGGAATCTAATTTCTTTTAATTTTCTATCTAAATCACCCGCATTTAAAGCCATCTTAGCCATTTCCTCATTACTAAGACCCATTACCTTAGCCAATTCCCTCATTTGTCCTTGAGCACCAGGTAAAATTGACATTTTTTGATTTTTCTCGTCAAAATAAACTAAAGATTTTGTGGCTTCAATTATAGATTCTTGTAATTTGGCAGGGTCATTTCTCGCCATATCCATTAACTTATATGGGTCAAGTAAAGATTGCACTTGTACACCTAACCTTTGGAAAGATGCTGCGGTTTCAATTGCCGCCTCAGGTTCAAATAACTTATCAGCAAACCCTAAGGTCTTACTCATATCAATTCTTAATCCCGCGGCTTGTGCTGCCATTTTAGCCATACCCTCAACACCATTCTGAAAATTATATAAGGCTAACTTATCAATACTTTTACTTAATTGTGAGTATGTTGCAGACGCACTAACACCTACTTCTCTAGCGGTGTTTAAGACTTTAGTCATTTCACCACCTATGTTATATAAACCATAACCCGCATCTACAAACTTTCGAGTCATTTCTTCCGCAGATTGAGCAGAAGTTTTTGTACCGTCACTAACTAATTCACCTACGGCAAATAACTCAGCATAAGCATCTTTTGATAAAATAACTTGAGTATCTAAAGCGGCGACGACACCTTTTTGGATGTCCATTACATTTTGAATACCACCACCAAGTTCAGTAACACTTGGTATTGCTCCCGCAATAGCCTCTTTAATTGATTGGGATAAATCTCTGGTACCACCAAAAGTAGTTGCTAAACGACCTACTTGGTCTTCCATTTTTTCAAAAGTAGTTAGAACAGATTCTAAACTAGTTTTTGATAATAAAATATTTGAATTAAAAACACCTAAAACATCTACGGCACCTTTAAGGGTATCCCCTAGTTTAAAGGGGTCTTTGGTATTTTTACCTGTTTCATCCGCAGATGGTGTAGTTTGTTGAAATAACATAGTGTTGTTTTATTTATTATATAAATACCAACACATTAGTTTTCCTCAGGATTTTTTTCCTTAACTAGTTGGTCAATAATATATCTTCGTAGATATATGGGCATATTAATAAAATCTGTATACGAAACATTTAAATGTCTTGTACAGATAAAATATTCCCAAGATTGTACTTCTCTGTAATTAGAAGAAAGGGCGAAAAAACTCCACCCCAAAGCTTACACCAACGGTGAGCTCTTTACCTGACGGGGCGTAAATTTTTCTTGTTAAGTCTAAAGAAGGTTCGTTTTCTTCAACAAATCTTCTGATATATTTTGCATCTGCAATAGGTAAAGATTCTATAACTTGTACAATGTGACCAGGGTCTCCATTACCGTCAACCTCAACAACCATTTTATTTAATTTCCAAGTTTGTTTTGGAGCTACTCTACCTACAGGATAAGTTTCTGCCATCTTATCCAATTCATTTAATTCACCATATGATAATGGTTTTAATTTTACACTTAAATTAGATTTTGGTAAAATTGTAGTAAAAGTACCATCTTCATTTGGTTGAACCTCTGTTTTTCTAATAAACAATTCTTCTAAACTAATTGTAGTTTCAAAAGATTTATTAGTTTCAGGGTCATTAAGAGTTAAAGTATAATCAGAACCAAAGGCAGTGTTTCTTAAAAATATTAAAATTGCTTGAATATCTCCTTGAAGTAATTCATCTGGTCTAATATCAGGTTCGTAAATTTTACTTCTTAATAATGACATAATAATACCGTCTTTCGGCATATCAGAACCTGCCAATAATAAATTTTCATCAGAAGCGGTTAAATAACCAACCTTTAATGACTTTTTCTTTGATTTATAAAATAATCCACCTGAAGGAAGTTTAACCACATCGTGTGGTAAACTAAAATTTTGTTGTGCGTATTGTTGTGTTGCGTCCATAATAAAAAAAATAACCGTAGAGAGTTTATAGTGTCCCTACGGTTAAATATAATTAAAGTGTTTTTTTTATCAATAGTATTAGTATACCAAGATACATCTATCCATACGAAGTGATGCGGTAATTTGTGCGATACCATCGTTAGAGTAAGCTAACTCACCAAAACTAACGTCAGTTAAGAAAGTTCCTTCTAAAATCCATTTCTCAACAACCACACCTGTAGGGTCTAACATCTCAAGGTCAATGTTTTTCTTGTAACCTGCAGCATAACCCATACGACCTGTAACTGATTCTGCGTGTAGACGAACCCACTCCATAAGAGCTTGAGCCGCTGAAGGTCCAATTGGGTCTCTAAATTTAACACTAATTGGGTCCCAAGTAAATCTACCTGCAACATATGTTGACGTATTTAAGAATTGAATTTCAGTAGAATTAATTTTAATGTGTGGTCTAGAAGTTGATTCTACAAACCATTCGTTAATACCTAATGTAGATGGAAACCTAAGAATGAATCGGTTCATTCTTTTTGGTTCATACGGTATCGGCATTTTCATCAATAAATCAGCCATAATATTTTCTTTTTAAATTTTTTTTTATTTTATATTATATAAATACTACAAACTTCAAAATTCTTGTATTTACTTTTTGTTTTTATTTTTTTACTCTTATACTAGAATTACTTATATAACTAGTTAATTATTATTATTTATTAAATATTTTATTAGTATTTAGTTTTTTTGCCTCCAGATGTAGAATAAGTTTGTATTATGTTATCTGGGTCATCTTCAAAATGTTTCTTAATCGCCTCAACATTTCTAATATCATCATCGGAGAACCCTATTGTTGGTATGAAATTATTACTAACGTCATTTTTAAGGTACGCCTTTTTATTTAATTGATTTGACAAATCTTTAATATAACTCACAAAACCTTTTAACGCTTTTACTTTTTCTTCTTCAGGATTGGCTTCAGCACCTGTTCCAAATGATACAGGATAAAATTTACATAAATCAAGATACGTTTTAATTAATTCCATATCGTTTAAGTCTTCCTCGTCTGAAAAACTTCTAAATTTTTTTAAATTTTTAACAAGTTCTTTTTTGTCAATTCCGTTGAAACCTGAAATAATATAATTATAAACCGCCTCTTTTAAAGTGTTTGGGTTATGACCCCTCGCAGTTATTATCGAAAAAATCGAACCGTTGTTGATTGCTTCCACAAAATCGTCCCAAGCAGGACCTGGTTTTGCTAACATTGAGTCAACTAAAAATGATTTATCACCTTCAGTTCTGAAGTTTCTAAATGGATTCTCCGCAAAACCAATAATAGTTTTACCATTATACTCAAAATCTTCCTTACCTATTTGTGTTCTATAATGAGCAAAATCTTCAGTAGTCATCCCAACTTCATCACCGTCTTTATCTTTTAACATAATTCTGGTTGGCATTGTTGCAATGTTATCATCCCAATCAAAAGCGTAGTACTTTAAATCAGGTGTACCTTCTTGTGTGAATCCTTCTTTTATATTTCTTTTCATCTTGGCTATAAAGAGTGGGGATTTGACCCCACTCTTATTAATAATTATTAGATATTATCAAATGATGCTCCTGTTGGAGTAATTAAAAATTCGATATCGATAAATTCTAATGCTTTAGTTGGTTTAATATAAATTTTACCTACTAATTGGTTTTTATCTAAGTCCTCAGTTGAAGACGAAACAGTTACACGGAAATCGTATAAACCTCTGTCTCTTCTGATAGCATCTAAGATAGGATTAACCGCATCTAAGAAATCTTGTCTTACTTTTTCATCGTTTTGTTCGAATAACAATCTTACTGCTACTGCTGAAATCAACTTACGAGCTTGTAATAACAATCTTCTTACGTTAATTCTATCAAGAGCAGATTCTCTAACTTGTAAAGTTTTATTACCCCAAATTACAGTTCCTACGTCAGAGAATGTTGCAATTGGATTAATTCTACCAACATAAAGAGTGTCTCTATCTTCTTGAGTCAGTTTACGTCTTGCTTTGATTGCATTTACTAAACCTCTTGTATAACCCGCTGATGCGAACCAAGGGAATGCGATATTATCAGTTAACGCTAAGTTTCTTGTAACCTCAGCAGTTGCTGGAATATAAATCTGAGTGTTGTTAACAGTATCTCTTGTTAATACCCAAGGGTAGTAAGTTGCGGTGTAGTTTGAGTCGATTCCAGTGTTTTCTAAGTTATCAACTGCCTCAGTCGGATAAATAAAATCTTCTTGGTTAGTTGTTGTTGGTACAAACATATTAAAGTCAGGTGTTGTACAAATGTACAATGAATCTGCTCTGTCATTTTCTACCATATCAACCGCATCCTCGATTAGATTACTATTATTAACATAATCAATACCAGGTGTTACAAATACATTGATATTAACCGCTTCAGGGTTAACAAATGTTTTTTGTCCTAATAAGTAAGCGTAATAGTCAGTGTTTGCCCAATCATTTGAGTTATCACCAACTGTTATTCTTGAGAATAATCCGTCACCTGTCGCGTTTGTATATCTATCATCCGCACAAGCTCCTGCTAAATAACCTGACTGACCTAATACGAATCTATCAGTATTTGTTCTTGATTCTCTGTAGATATCCCATCCGTCAAAACCACCTCCTACAAATAAAGTATATTTTCTTGAATATAATCTGTAGTATGGACTATCAGTGTTTGTTGGTTCACTATTAAATGGTGCATCACCTACTGCAAATGCAGTTTGACCTGAAGTAGTATATCCATCAGGAATTGTTACAACTGTTGCTCCTGAGTCCATATGGAAACCTTTAGTAATGTACGGCCAATTTTGTAAAGCTGGTGTACACATAGTACCTAAATTTTGTTTACCAACATATTGGAAGAAATCTAAATCGTAACCAATTGATGTTGACAATCCTAAATAAGTACGTCTAACATTATCACCTGAAGATACTGCAGGGTCATCATTACCTGATGAGTATCCAAACGGTGGGTTATAAATAACTTCACCAGGGTAGTCGTATTTAGTTTTATAGATTGGGAATGGAGAATTAACACCGTCATACAATCTAAAATTATAACCTTCATAACCACAAGGTAATGAATCAATAGGTGCGTCTTCATTAATTTCAACCATAATGAATTTAGAATTTAATGAAAATTCACCATCAGAAGAACCAATCTTTTTACCTACGAAATTATTTTGACCTGGGTCCATTGAACAATTTGTGAATTTTTCAATCACAACAGGTGCATCGTCAGTATCGTAAAAATCACGTACAATAACATCAAAGGTTGAGTTATTAAACGATATGTTTGCAATAGATATTTTTAATTGGTCGTTTGCACTATTACCGTCAGCAATAGATATAAATTTAAACAACTTATAAACTTGACTACCTCTTAATTCAGAAACTAACCAAGGTGATTCAGGTGTTTGATATTTTTCAACATAAAACGCAATATTGTCTAATTCTTCACTTCTTGCAGAATCTAATTTAACTAAATTTTGTCTTAAACCTCTAATATAACCTTTCTTATAAGCCCAATTTAATAAACTTGAGAATCTTTCTTCTAAGAATAAAGGAACTTCTGTTCTTGGTTTAGAGAAATTACCTAAACCAAATACTTTTGAAACGTATGTTGAGTCAGAACTTTGTAATGAAGTTTTGAATACATAAGACTTTCCATCATCATTAGTTACATTAACCGCAAATGGTGTAAAAGGATTTTTAGTTACCGCACTATAGCTACCGCTAAAATCTAAAGTAACCGCACTTAATTGACTAACTTCATAATCAGGTCCTTTTTGTGTTGAGTTATAATTTGAAATACCTCTTGAACGTAAAGTTGCAACTACTAAATTATTGTAATCACTATAAGCTGAACCTGAATAATAATAAATCTTACCGTGTACTGTTCCTGAGAAACAATCAGGTTGAGTTGTTGTAGTTGTACTTACAGGAATTGTTGTAGTTGTAGTATTACAAGGGTTTTGAGTTGTACTTGTTGTTGTTATAGGTGCAAATGTTGTTGTTGTAGTTGTTGTTTTTGGTAACATAGTTAAGTTTGAAACTACAGTCCAAAAAGAATAACCTGAATAACTATTACCTGAGTAGTTGTCAAATAAAGCGTAATACCAAGGGTCATTATATGATGATGTAAAATCTGTGGTTGCTTCATTAACACTTGGTACTCCAAGTACGTTATTTGGGTTAGTAAACACAGGTGATAAAATATCATAATCGATATTATCAATACTACCCCAATAATTAATTGATGTTGCACTTAAACTTGGTTGTGCAAATACACCCAATAATTGGTCTTTAATATCTTGAGATAACGATGAAGTTCCACCGTCAAATTGAGTATATTCGTTTGTTAATATGTTTTGAATTTCAGCTGGGAAATTAGTTAAGAAAGTAATCGAACCATCTTGGTTACTACATCCCGTAAACTCAACGTCAAAACTAAGTGATACTCCAGTACAAGTTAAATCACAAGTATTGTCGTTATAGTTTGGTACACTAGAACAAACCTCGTCCATTTTTAGAGTTGTAGGGTCTAAGTTGGCAATAGTTTGAATTGACCAAGAAGGACCCGCATCATAACCTGATAAACCTAATACTCTTGTAACAAACAATTGATTTGATTGTTGAAGGTATGATTTAGCGATGTAAGACGCCTCATATTTTGGGATTTGCGTGTTTATAAATTTCTCAGGGTTAGTTCCCCCGAAATAAGCTTGGAACTCATCATAGTTAGTAATGAAAATAGGTTCGAACGCAGGACCTCTTAAAGTCTCACCCACAATACCTAAAGTTGTTACCCCAACACTCTGAGCTACAAAGCTTAAGTCTCTTTCAGAAGTGTACACACCTGGTGACACGAATACTTTACTGTTTGTTGCCATTATTTTTTAAATTTCTGTTCAGTTTTATTTATTCATAAATATTCGTTTTTAGATGAAAAAACTTTACTTTTAAAAACATATTTATATTCTGGCAGACTTTTTTCTGCCTTTTTTCTACTTATTAATATGGAAGAACCTGTCAAAAAGATTAAAAATCTTAAAATTTCGGTAGAATCACACGATATCCTAAAAAAATATTGTGATAAGAGGGGAATTAAAATTTATAAGTTTATTGAAAATTTAATCATTGAAACTTGTAAAGAAAAGAAGGATATCTACGGAGAAAGTTAAACTAATGTCGCTTCAAATGTTATTGTTGATGTTTGATTAGAGAATTCTTTTTCAATTTCAAACTTAACAACATCATTTCCATTTACTTGTATTTTCGTCGGATTTCTACCATAATATTGATTATCAATATACACATCATAGTTGGTAACGTTATTTGTTTTAATTAACGTTAAATCAACTTTATCATAAAATCTTTGTACAACTAAAGAATTCTCATCAATAAATTCAATAACAACAGGATAATTTCTTGGGTTTTCTAATGCAGGTCTCTTTTTCTTTCTATTACCTCCGTCTTGAACTTCATATATTTGAAAAACTCTTTCGACACCAGGTTTAACCTCAAACTCATCTTCATCTATTAAAAACCCTAACATAGTAAAGTCGTAAGTTTGTATATAGTACTTTCGTTTTTCAAGGTCCATTACTGATTCGTCAGAAACATTATCCATTATTATTGGAATATAATGACCTTTAATGTTTGTATAGGCTTGTCTTGAAGAAAATTTTTGTAATATTGTTTTATTCAATGAGTTTAATTCTCTCATTCGATTACAAATTATTTTAATTGAGTATTTGATATCAACAGGAACTGGTTGTGGTATCTTATAAACATCCACGTTTATTCTATCACCATCAAAACTAGGAACTGAAGCGTAATAATATTGTCTTCTATTTGGTATTGTATATAGTAATGAGGGATTAGACCCGTATTTTATTTCAGGTGCTCTAACAACACTTATAAATGGTGGTGAAACGTTTTTATCTAAATCTTGGAAATTCCAAGTTTGAGTAAATTGAGCCCAATTTTGGGTTGTGATAATAATATCAATATTTGGGATAACTTTTCCTTCTGAAACTACTCTTAAATCATTTTTAACAAAATCTAAAAACCCTCTATCTAAATCGGCGTGCAAAATAGATTTAGGTAAAAAAGTACCGTGTTCATTTATTTTATCTAACAACTCAACTCTTCTTGGGTATAGAGTTCTGTGAGGTGTTAAACTAATATCTTTTTTTATTTTTTTAGGAAATCCCATTACTTTCTTATTTCATTAATTACAAATAATTTATTTTTTTTGTTAATCATATCAACTTCTTTTGCAGTATATACAGGTTTCTCATTTGATTTATAAACAAAACTATCGTATTTGTAAGGGTTATACGTTACAATATTATCATTAGATTCTTCAGGTATGTTAGGGCAAGGATATTGACAATAATCAACTAAAGTACCAATAACAAATGCGTGGACATTTTTACTTTTATCAGTTCTAACTTTTTCTTTACCCCCTTGTCTAACTCTAAACTCAACATCACTTAATTTTACAAAATCAGCGTGTAAGATTACTTTTGATTTATATGTCACCGAAAATGTATGTTTATGTAAGTTATAATAAACCATAACTCGTTTACCAATAAATTCATCTTCAGCGTTGTCGTGACCACATTTGTGACAAATATATGGGTCATCACCGCCCTCAATTAATTTCCAAGACCATCCACAAGAATCACAAACAACTTCACCATCATTAACAGACTCAAATATTAAATTTTTTTGTCTTTCCGTAATTATAATTTTCATTATAAACCTCTAAATTCATTTTCACTTACAGGCGTCGCTATTATAGTCCTATAAAATGGTTTATAACCACCGTAAGTATGTTTATTGTCAGATACAACCCTACCATCATTAGCTACAACATAATATCTAACTCTTGTCTCTGTTTCATAGTACCCAATGTAGTCCCCATATTCAATATCTATATCTAATTCTTCTAAATGAGATTGATAAACAGATATTCTAACATTACCAGGTTCAAACTGTTCTATTTTAGAATTACCTAAATTTTTATTTTCAGGTGCCATAACTTGGACAAAGGCTTTAAACTCTACAGGAGTTCTAAACTTAATACCATCAGAAACAGTTTCACCATAAACATCATCAGTTTTAGTTTTATATCTATCAACTCGATATAATACTAATGTGAAGTTCATATCACCTTCTAACCACTCTCTACCCATCTCAACATCTAATGCGTAGTCTTCGGCTCCAAAGAATTTTCCTAATCTTGTAATTGGTACTTTATTTTGACTCATATTGATAAATATCCAAAAATTTATTATCATTACATAAATAATGTACTTTGGAAAATAACAACCGAGAAATAAGTCAATTATTAGAACAAAAAGCACTCAACATCCTTGAGTCGTATTCTGGTGCAAACAATTATTTACTAAGGTTAAAAAGACAACAAGAACTTAATAAAAAGTTTTATCCTACAAGAGCACAATCTGAATATATTGTAAATTTTCATAATGTAGTTCCTAAAATAGCTAAAAAGTGGGTAGATTTAGACCCGTATTTTGCTAAGAAAATTGCCGACGAAAAATTATACACCAAAATACCTGAACAAGTTTGGATTGAAAAATTATTAGTTGAGAAAGATAAATCATATCACATTTGGGGAAAAATTTTTGAGAATGAGGATTTACACGAATTTTGGTTACCAAAAGGTGCGGTCATAAAAACTCATAAAGTTGAGAAAGTTGAAATAGATTATTCCAAATATGGACATAGACCACCTTTACAACATCAGAAAGAAGCTATTGAAAAATTAGTTGGTTGTAAAAAATTTATTTTGGCTGATGATATGGGGTTAGGTAAAACTACTTCAACAATTATTGCCGCGTTAGAAACAGGTTCTAAAAAAGTTTTAATCGTGTGCCCCGCATCTTTAAAGATAAATTGGATGAGAGAGATTCAAAATTACACTGATAGAAGTGTTTATATTTGTGAAGGTAAAAATTACTCAACGGAACACGACTTTGTTATAATAAATTACGATATACTTAAGAATTTTCATACAACAGAAAAAAAAGAAAGACAAGATTCTTTAATTTTAAAATCAAAGTTTGATTTAGTTATTTTAGATGAAGCTCACGCGGTTAGTAATTCACAAGCACAAAGAACTAAATTAGTTAACGATTTTGCAAAGACCATTGATAAAATTTGGTTGTTATCAGGTACACCTATGACATCACGACCAATGAATTATTATAATTTATTAAATTTAATTGATAGTCCTGTTGCTCAAAATTGGATGGCTTATGCAATTAGATATTGTGAAGGATATCAATTTAAAGTTGGTAATAGGAAAATTTGGAAAACCACAGGAGCGTCTAATCTTGAGGAACTAAGAGACAGGACATCTATACAATTCTTAAGAAGATTAAAAGAGGATGTTTTAGATTTACCTGATAAAATCATAACTCCCGTATACCTAAGATTACGTTCAAAATTATATGAAGAATTAATGGGTGAGTATTATGATTGGTATGATAAAAAAGAAGAAGAATCATCATCCCTAACCTTACAATTTTCAAAACTAATGAAAGTTCGTCAAATAATTGCCGAAGAAAAATTACAATCAACCTTTGAATTAGCTGAAAATATTTTAGAACAAGGTAAAAAAGTTATAATCTTTACCAATTTTACAGACACGTTAAAAAAGATTGTTGAGAAATTTGGAAAAGAATGTGTATATCTTGATGGTAGTTGTTCTCCAGTTCAAAGACAATATGCGGTGGATGAATTTCAAACTAATAATAAAATTAAAATATTTGTAGGGAATCTTAAAGCCGCTGGAGTTGGTTTAACCCTTACTGCCGCTGAAGCGGTTATTATGAATGACTTGTCTTTTGTACCTGCAGAACACAGTCAAGCTGAAGACCGAGCGTATAGATACGGTCAAAAATCAAATGTGTCCGTATTTTATCCGATTTTTGAAAATACTATCGAAGGTGTTATCTACGACATACTTTCTAAGAAAAAACAAATTATTAGTGTTGTTATGGGGGATAATGTTAACTCAGACCCTGCAGATGTTGTTGAAGAAATCCTTAAGATGATTCAAAACAGTAGATAAATTTATAATTCTTGTTATTTATTAGATAAATAAAAGCCTTAAAATATGAAAAATCTAGTAAATAAGATTGAAACGTTAGAAGAGGAAGTTCAAAAAAATGAAAAAGACTTCGCAAAAAAATTCTTCATCAACGAAATGAAAAAAATAGGTATTGAAAAATTACCTTACTCGTATAGTTCCCTTAAAAGATTTATAGACCCCGAAACAATGGATGTCCATTATAATAAACATTATAAAGGATACGTAGAAAAATTAAATTTAGCTTTAGATAAGAAAAAATTCGGGGATTTAGATTTAGAACAGATTGTTAAAACAATAAGTAGATTTAATAGTACGGTTAGAAATAACGCAGGTGGGGCCTATAACCACGCATTATTTTGGAAAATGTTATCTCCAAGAACTCAAAAACCAAAAGGGTTAATTTTAAAACGTATTGAAAAAGAATATGAAACTTTTGGTAATTTTAAAAAGAAGTTTGAAGAAATTGCCAAAGAAAGATTTGGGTCTGGTTGGGTTTGGTTAGTTGTAACAAAAACTAATAATCTAAAAATAATGTCAACCCCAAATCAAGACAACCCGTTAATGAACGATATTAAAAACGGTGGTTACCCGATTTTAGGATTAGATTTATGGGAACACGCATATTATCTAAAATATCGAAATAAAAGAGATGAATATATCAAAAACTTTTGGGACGCGGTTAATTGGGATTTTGTTGAGAAGTTGTACAAAATGAAAATTGAAACTCGTATTGACGAGGATATTGTGATGCAACAACTTATGAACGCATCAAATAAAGATATTATTACAGAACAAGAGGCTAAATCTCAAAGTTGTTCTCACGGAGAAGAAATTAAGTTTAAACAATTATTATTCCCTTCTTCAGATTTAAAACAAAGAACAACTCTATATTCAAGATTTAAACAAGACTATGTTAAAGGATGGATGGATATTTTAAAAAAATCTTACCCTGAAAATTGGAAAGAAAAAAATTCATTGTTTGTAGGTCACGAATCTGGATTATATAACAAAGAAAATGTTAGGTCATTATTAATGAATTTAACCTCATCATATTCCGCTTTTTGTATTATTCATAAAGATGTTAACCAATATTTAACTCAGAATAATCAATCCCCTATTGAATATACTAATGACCCAAAACATAATTTAAATGAATTAAGAAGATTTTTTTCTATTTTAGACGGAATTCGTTCCATCATTTTTAACAGAGAAAAACAATCAAACACTTTAAAACAAATCGGGGGTATTCTTAAAAAGACCGATTGTCTTGGTAAAAGAAACGAAGACGCCGCTTGTAAGATAATTAATCAAAACTTAGGAGATGGTTCTTGTAAAATAGAATCAGGGGCTGGTCACTCTAATGATATGTTATCAGGTATCGACGCAACTTTAAATTTGGAAGGTAAAAATTTAACCGCACAAATAAAACCTTATAAAACTATTGTAGTGTCTGATAACTTTATTGCAATACAAGGTTCATCAAGTACACAAGAATATAAAAAAGTAGACACCATTATTTTTGTTAATGTTAAATCATTGTCTGTAAAAATATTTAAAACCAATAATATTAAAATTGAGAAAGGTAATTTTTTAATTCCAAAAGAAAATGAAATTATGTCAATTGTTGGGACAGGTGAAATTGAATTAATTGATTGTAACAAATATTTATCAGAAAACGCAATATGGGAATAATAGCAGAACCACATAGGTCAAAATTATATACAAGAGTAAAACATCTTTTAGGTGCACCGATAAGAAGTGTAGAATTAGAAGACGAAATGTTAGACTCATTGTTAGAATTAGCAATTGGAGACTATTCACAATACATTCAAGATTGGTTAATTGAATCTCAATGGTCTTCATTACAAAACTTAAATTTAGATGAACAATCTTTATCAAGAGCGTTTGTAACAAGAAGTTTAGATTATGAAACTCGTTATAGTTACGCATATTCTAAAATTGTAGGTTTACAAGCTGGAGGTGATTGGGTTTTGAAAAAAGATTTTATAGAATTAAAGAAAGGTCAACAATTATATGAGATACCTAAAGGTAGGGAAATTAATGAACTACTTTGGTTTACACCTGCAGAATTAAGTAATATCTTGTTTGACCCTTGGTCATTTGGGGTTATGGGGGGTCCTGGTCTTGGAGGACCTGGAGGTTACTCTCAATTAGGGTATAGTGGTTCTTATTTCTTAATGCCAGCGTTTGATATGTTATTAAGAATGCAAGAAATTAACATACAAAGAAGAATTATATCATCTGAATTAACATATAGAATTACCGCTTTACCTGATGGTAAAAAAATGGTTCATCTAATGAACACCCCTGGAGGTAAATTTGATTTTGGAAACTCTAACTTTCATAGTGGTAAAGTTTGGTATTGGTATTACGATGTTGATGGTCCTGATAGAGATAAGTGTTTAGCAGAAAATCCTGATATTATTAAACTACCTTCAGATGTACCGTTTGACGAAATTTCTTGGATTGAATTAAATAATCCTGCACAACAATGGGTTAGAAGATGGTTCATTGCTCTTTGTAAAGAAACTTTAGGTAGAGTTAGAGGAAAATACAGTGGTAATTTAAAGACACCTGATAGTGAGTTAACTATGGATTACCAAAGTTTATTGACGGAAGGTAAGGATGAAAAATCTAAATTAGAGGAAGAACTTAAATTGAGATTAGAAAGAATGAGACCTGAAAAGATGATGGAAAAAGAGGCTTTAACGGCAGAAAATTTAAATAAGGCAATGAAGTTTAGAGCAATGCCTCGACAAATATACGTAATTTAATTATATGGGAATAATAAGAAACACACCTTCAGAAAGAATAGTACAAGGTAAATTAGTGGTATCATCAGAACAAGTAATTGTATCCGATTCCCAATTTAAAACAAGAGGTGAAGGTGTAGTAATTATAAAAGGTATTGATAATTGTAAAGTTATTTTAGACCATACAACAACTGATAGAGTAGTTGTTAAAGCTTTAACAAAAGTATTAATAATACCAATGAATGGTAGAATTGACGATGAATATGATGAACTTTTATTAGATAAAGGTTCTTGTGTAGAATTCTCATATTGTATTGGGAATTGGTACATATTAAGTTCGGATGGTTTAAAAATGAGTTAAAATAAAAAGGGGGTTCTAACCCCCTTTTTTAATTAATATGTTCTTCCCATCCTTCATCCGCCAACTCATACATATAGTCAGGACTTAATCCTCTTTTTTCCCAATACTTTAATTCAGGTTCAGAAATATCTAAAACATCTTCTTGTAATCTATCTTGTCCTGAAGGGTCAAAAGGTTTACCGTTAATCAATTCACATTGTTCTTTAGTAAATAGACCTCTCTTTTCAGGGTCCATTACTAATAAACCATCTCTAACTTCGTCTTTAAAAACAACAAGAAGAGGCTCAATCCTTTTATTGAAAGTTGTAATTGCTCTAGGTACATTATAGTCACCTGTTAAATCAGGGTTGTTTTCTAATTCTTTAGAATCTAAAATATAACAATTTAAAACAGTATCATTACCTTTCTTTTGAACATCACCGTGAGATGCTTTAGTTCCATTATTAACATAAAATATTACATCACCTAAGTTAATATTCATACCGTGTTTGATAGCTAATTCCATATGAGCCATCTTACTCATAGAACCACCTGATTTAGTTTTTTGAGTACTTCTAAAATTATAATCATCTAAAGAAAGTTTAACTTTAGCTCTTTGAGCGATTTGCATTAAAGGTATCTTTTTATCAAAGATTCTTTGTAGATACTCATAGTACCATTCAACAAATTCTTGACCCTTACCTTCAAGTAAAAGTTTAACTCCTTTATCCAAAAACGCCTCAATATATAATGGTAATTTTTTAGATTTAATAGTGTTACCTGTTAATTTTACTTTACCCTTAGCATCCATAACCGCATAATTCTTACGTGCTAAATTAATACAGGATGGCCAAGTACCGTCAGTATCTAACGCCATTTCACCTCTCATAAATAAATCATTAAACTCAGCAACGTCGGCGTCGTCACCAGTATATTCTTTACCTTCTTTTACTTTCCAATTTAACCCCTTACCAATATATCTCCTGTCTTCCCAACCATCAGGTTTAGAGAAGTTAACACCGTCCGTATCCATTACAAGAGGTGTGTACCCACGTTTCATAAAAAACTTAATCATCATACGAAGATATTGTCTACCTGTACAAGTAATTTGTTCGCCCATATACATATCTCCCCAAGCAAATACTTGTGGTGCGGATAACGCACCGAACATTGAGTTGATGAAGATTTTAATTGGTAATTGTTTACGGTCATATGATAATGATTTTTTAGGGTCTGTTTTTTCAAACTGTCCTGCCAAATTTTTATATAAGATACGTGTATCTCGGAAATATTTTAACATCGCTTTCATACCTCCTGTAACGTCACATTGAGGGAACACGTCGTGAACTAATTGAATTGACGGATATAGTGAACTAAAGTCAAGTTTCAAAACATTACGAGAATATCCCACTTTAAGTAGTCGAGATAAACCTCCAACAAACTCGGTTTTTTCTTGTTTTTGAGGTATTGCTAATTTGAATTTATATGACCAAGCCAACATCAACATTTTCCATAATGTTGCGGTACCCATAGTTGAAACTCTTTCGTATGTGGTTGGAATCATTGCCGCCAACAAAAATGAACCTTGGTTGAATTCATCATCCACTAATAAAGTTTCTTCTAAGTCATCGTCAAGATATCTTTCTACAATATCATCACCTGTTGTTTTAACATAAACTCCAGGGAACCTTTTATCTAAATCATTAAACGATGGGTTATCGGTTCTTTTATATTTTCCATTAGTTAAATTTAACCAATATTCTTCTTTTTTAGCATACATAGACCCAATATCTTCGTGGGCAATATACACACGGTCGGCAGCTTCAGCTTCAATGTATTGAGTAATATATTTCAATCCTGCTGATTTGATAGATGAGTTAATTGCTTGGGCTCGTCTAACTGAGTGGATAATATCAATTACGTTGTACCCCCAAATAGACACTTGATTATACCTTTCAACTTCATTTGCAAGTTTTAACATATTCTCTCTTTGAGATATTGTTCTTGCAGGATTCAATGAACGACATACTTTTTTAATATCTAAATTAAGTGCCTGACATCTTTCAAAAATCCAATACCAGTCGAAGTTTGCGGAATTGTACCCACCAATAATACTTGGTTTTAGTTCATCAATAATATTAAAGAATTGAACTAACCCTTGTCTTTCTTGTTCTTCTGTGGCACATTCAATAACCTTTTGATATCCTTTATTGGTTTTAATTCCAATCATAAAAATACGACCGTCTTTTGGTTCAAGAGCAGTCGTCTCCAAGTCAAATACAAGTCGAGTAACATCGTTGTATTCTTCATAACCTTTAAATAATCGTTTTTCTCTTTGGATTAAGTATTGTTCAACGGGAGGTAAAATCATAACCAAATCTTTGGCTCTATCACTCCAAGGGTCTAATCCCCCATCTCTGAAGAACTGAATCAATGACCTATAACCTTTTAAAGATTTAACAATATATTTTAAACCCTTTTCAAGTCGGTCATCACCTCTTGTCTCTAATTTTTCAATAACAATACCATACTTTGACATATACTCTTTTTGAGCACCTTTAGAATTTTGATAAAAATTCAAACCTCTAAGGTCTCCAACCCAAGCAAATGCAATAAAATTGTCTTTTTGAATTACTTTACCCTGACCAGGGATTTCTTTAATTTTATAAACTGAATCTGACACATAATCAAATTCGACCGCGACAATAAATTCTTCGGGGTCATTACCTTCTAAAAAGGATTTAATTTCTTCTTGACTAATCATTTATATATTTTTTTAAGTGGTTCATTAGCTGCCGTATTAAACGACATTCACCTTACCTTATTAAATATAAAAATTTTAAAATCGTAAGTCAATTAGCAACAAGCGTTATCTGAAATAAAACTGTCTTGGATATTAATGAACAGTCTTTCTCTTATTGGTACGATTAAGTCACCTTGTTCGTTTTTTAACATAAATTGACCTTCATATCTACCAACTTTATTTGTATCTCTTTTGTTAAATCTAAAATAAATGTAATATTCTGTTGGCGTATTTGGGTCTACAAATGTCTTAGATACAAATCCCGCAGATTTACCTGTTATTTTGGGAATTCCAGTCTCAACATCAACCATTGTAAAAATAATTGCAGATGATTCTATTAAGTCCATAAAATTATGGTAATCACTTCTACCATCTTTTACAACCTGCATTTTTAATACTGGGAGAGTTGCGTTTTTTTTAATAAAAAATTCCATTAAAGTTTTTATTATAAATACCAAATTGTTCAGAATAATTACAAACTATCAAACAATTTGTGTCCAATCAAATTCGTTAAACCAATTATACGAATGATATATTTTTAGATTATCTAAATTATAAAACTCAAAAGAACCTGAATACTCACTATTAAAATCAATTTGTCTTTTAATATTATTTTCTTCAATTCTAAATGAATGACTTAGGTTTTCAATATTAAGCTTGGTAAAATCCCAAGTGTATTTTAAAATATACAATTCTCCTTCTTTGAAAATCCTAAAATTTAAAACCGCATCTTTTTCTTTAAATGTTACAGGAATTAATGATTCTTTAACTAAAACACCTTTTGTCTGATTAGATAACGATTCTATATAACTTTTAATCGAAACATCATTAGAACCTTCTCCAACAAAATGACATATAAAATTTTGTTTTTTATGAGAAATTCTAAATTTATTTAAAATTTCACTATTAACTATTTTATAATCTTTATCATTTGATTTAGAAAGAATTATATGTATTGGACCTTGTTCAAACGGCCAATAATCATATGTAAACTGATGATTGTTAATTTCTTGGTGAGAAAATTCAAACCCTCTATTTGTATTACTCTTAGTTTCCCACACATTATTTAAAAAATCTATAGACCATTTATCATTTTTTAATATAAAAACACCTGTGTTAATAATCCTTAGGTTGTGTAATTCTAAATAATCTAAATTTGGGTTTAAAGTTTTTGTGTTTCTATAGTTATCCTCGGAAGCAATAATTAATTTAATATCGGGATTAGTGTTACAAATAAAATCAAATCTAATTTCAGGGTTAGTTATGTAAGCATCATTATCTACCCAAACAACGTAATCGTATAAATTAGACTCTAAAACTTCTTTTAAAATTATTATTTTATCCCAACCAGGATGTCTATTACTTAATCTACCTTTATGATATTTGAAATAGTAATTGTGTTTTTTAGAATAATCTTCTTTATTAGGAATAGTAATGTTAGCAACATTAGTTATATTTTCTGTAAAATGAGAAACTAAACAAATTTTCAACTTCTTAAGTTCAATTAATTTAGTGGTTTCTGTTTCATCAATTCCTAACTTATCATTAATCTTTTTTACCGAAGTAATAAAGTTTTCTAAATGTGATTCTGATTGTCTACTACCCATATAGTGAATAATAAAAGTTTTATCATTCGATGAATTTGGATGTGAGTTAAATTCTGTAGATGGAAATATTTTAAATTTTTTAGTATTCTCTCTAGTTAAGATTTCACACATTTTACCTTGTTCGTGAGGAAAACCATCATAAGAGTGTTTTTCTAATTTATCTAAACTGTAGTTAGGAACACTATTCCACACTTTATTTAATAAACTTGAAGACCATTCGGTATTTTTAAAAATCATCACACCTGTGTTTACCATAAGATGAGTTACTCCTTCGGCATAACAAACATCGCTACAGAATAACGCGTCAAAATCAGTATTGTCTGAAATTAATTTATTTAATGAGATTTCAAAATTATTAAATACGGTGTCACTATCCATCCATATTACATAATCATATTCAGGTAATGTTTGAATTAAACATTGGATTTTATCCCACTGAGCGTGTCTCTCAGACGCTCTACCAAAATAAAATCTGTAATCAATACCATATTTTTCACAATATTTTTTTTTATTTAACGTTGATAGTCTTGACTCCGTTTCAATTTCTTCTGTGAATAAACTAACTACACAAATTTTCATATATTAAAGTTTTCCTTCTATTTTATCACACCATCCTTTAGATTCTGAATGGGGCCAAACAATCCAATATGAAGGTTTTTCTGCGGTTGAGAATTCTCTCCATATTTTACAATATCCGTCCTTGTCGTTCTTTAAACGATTAATTTCACTTTTATCGGCATCTTTTCTATATAATGTTTCACCACCTTCTCTATGAAACGCAACCACCCAAAAATCATAATCAGTTTCAGGTACTTGTCCCATATTAATGTCGATACAATGTTTAAATATTTGAGAAAAACTATTAATCCAATCTTCCTCAGTTTTAAAATTATAAGTATTTGGAGGATATTTTTTATCTAAAGTTTCTTGTTGTACCGCTCTTTTATTAAATAAAATTCCAGAATATTTCTCATAATCCCTAAGAGTTCTTTCATCCCCAAAACCAAAAATACCAAATTCTTCAGGATTATAAGTTTCACCATCCATACTAAATAACCTTCTATTTTTGGAGTGTGAAAATTTATTTTTTTCACCCCAAGTTTTATCATCATCCCATTGTTTAGTTCTCCCTTTACGAGTATATTCGTGCCAACAAATAATTCTATGAGGATGAAATAAATCATAACCGTGGGTATATGCTCTTGCAGCAATTGATATTTCTTCACCGTGAAAGTAAAACTCTGGGTCGTGTTGTACTTCTTTTGTAAACAAACCTAATGTAAATGCAAAATGAGCGGAATAAAATCTACTTGGTACTGGCTCAGTTAAATCTTTCCAATTAGGTATAGTTTCAGGTAAAAAGAAAATAGCACCTTCGGGAATAAACCTATCAAAAGACATTCTCCAAGGAACCATAACTCTACCATTTGGGTCATTTTCAGGGTCAAATGAAGAAACATAACCTGTTAGTAATGGTTTTTTATAACCTTTTTCTTGTAATTGTTTAACCATATTAATAGATATCTCATCCCAATCCTGTTCAAATCTCATATGGGAGTCAATCTGTAAAGTGTATTCCTCCCCTTCATATAATTGTTGAGTTAAATTTCTAGCCCAACAAACGCCTTTAGATTCTTCATAAGGGATGTTTAAAATTCTAAATCTATCATCATTTTCAAATTTAGATAAATCATCAAATTTATCATCAATGTGGAATTGTCTAGCAATTGAGAATACTAAATTTTCAGGATTCTTTGCTTTGTCTAAAGCATCTTTAACTGTTAATATTAATTGTGGGTCTCTATAAGACGCGATTTGAATAAAAATTTTCATACTACTATTTTAGATACTAAAATATAAGAAACAAAAAAACAATATAAACAAAAAATCCCCCAAACAATGTTGGAGGATTATTTTAATTTATTTTGAAAATAATTTTCAATCCTACGGCTTAATCTAATTCTTGGGTCATTTTCATTTCTACCTAAAACATTATATGGTACCAAAAACCCAAAACTTAAAAAAACTCTTCTTGAGTTAAACTCCTCCGTCCAATGTTTATATAGTGAAGCTTCAAAACAATATAAGTCTTTTTGTTCTATCACAGGTGAAGAACCGTCTATAAAAATTTTATAATCTTCTGATAACACACTTATGTTACACTTATAATTTATGTAACCATAAAGTGACGCATCATAGTGGGGTTGTATTCTACCACCTTTTTTCATATCGACCGCTTGAATAAAGATATTATTGAGAGGTAGGTTATTCTCTTCAGATATCCTTTTAAAAATAGTTTTGATAATTTGGGGTATCTCTTGATTTGAAACTTTGGAAACTGATTGAAAATTTGTAATATAGTTTGTAAGTTCCGTGTTTGAGATATCTATAATACAGGATTTCCCCTTTAGTGTTTTTGAAATTTCACTTAAGTGGTAATTCGGGTCTCCCTCTTCAGGATTTAATGAATCAACCCAATCTACAATTAGTTTAACCTCATCATCACTGATGAAATTTTTTACTATTTTATAATTTTTAAATTCCATTTATTAAGAAATTCTTTTGGACCAATTTCTAGTTCCATTATAGATAAGTTTTTCTTGGCGTAAATAGAGTTCATTTTTTCCTCAGACCCAGCCATTGTACAAAACCAATGAGTTGCAGGTTCTTCTCCTGTTGGAGAACAAGGTATTTTTAATACATTTTTATTTACCCAAGCTTCTCTTACTTGTTCTACCTTATCGTTTTCTGTTAAAATATTTATTCTCATATTATTTATTTTTTTAGTAAATTAATAAGTTCTTCTCTTTCTTCTTTAGTGATTGATTTATATTTTCTCATATCAACAATTACTTTTAATTGTTCAGGAAGAAAAACACCATCTAATGCGGTTTTAGCCGCCTCACATTCTCTATGAGTCATTTCAAACGCTTCTTTAACGTTATCAACCCAAGTTTCAGTTTCAACCGATTTAAGGTATTTGTTATCCGTTGTTCTTTGTATTAACTTTATCATAATATTATTTTTTTTATATAATGTATTTTTAAGGGTTACGATT